AATAATGCTTAGACAAAAGTATAAAATTTTTAAGATTATCCTTTAGTTTATACAACTTAAATCTTAACTCATCTGTCTTAACCTCTAATTCCTGGATTTCCAGTATCTCAAAGTTAATCTTTTTATGAGCTTCTCTTACAGTTTTATATTGGTAAGGTCTTAAAAATCTAATTACTCCATTTAAAATATCTTCTCCTTTTATGAATACTTTCTTGTTTTGGCTAAGTAATTGGAAATACAGGTCTAACAAGGGTCCTGAATTTCTACAGATAACCATAGAAGAATCTTGGATTAGTTTATAATCTGTAATAGTCTTCACTATGCCCTCATAAGTTTTAAAAGGTTCTATGACATCATAAATCATATTAGCTTCTGCTATGATGTCCACAGGGCATCTATAACAAACATCAAGAGGTAATTCATATACATTTTCTTTCTGTTTAAACAAATCAAAGGAAGATGCATAACTACCACTAAAACCATAGATAGATTGTCTTCTATCCCCTACTGCTATCCACTTTTTAATGTCTCCCTGGTCTATAAGATTGTTAATCATCTTATGTTGAACCAAGTTTAAGTCTTGAGCTTCATCAATCATTAGATAATAAGGCTGAATGGGGATAAACAAATTCTGGCTTACCGGAATGTAAATCATATCAATATAATCTATCATTAGGTCTGCAGTGAACTGTTCTCTAATAAATAAGAACTCTTTCCATAAATCATCCATGTTAGGATGAATGTAGAAAAACTTATCCATAGTTGACATGAAACCTGTAATTATAGTAATGTCTTCAGTTAGAAACAATCTACTAACATCATTCATCTCCATTAAAGTAAGTGTAGTTTTAGTCTTTTCTTCCCAAGACATACCATTAAATAAAGCTCTATTATAAGTTTGTAAATGTTTAATTATCAGGTAGTTTTTACTCTTGTTTAGAGTAAACCTTCCATACTTATATTTTATAGCAGATAAACCTAATGAATGCAGAGTCATAGACTTCGCGTGCTTTAGAGCTGGATTAGCTTCAATTCTACCACCAATTTCTTCTTGGATAGATTTATTGAAAGCTAAAAACAAAGTTCTAAATTCACACAAAGCCAATACTCCCATTAATGTAGTAGTTTTTGCACCACCTGCGACAGCTTGTACTAAGATATTTGCATCTGTGTTCTGCCAAGTGTCATAAACAGCTTGTTGTCTTATACTAGGTGTCATTTGTCACACTCCCTTCTACATCTGTTAAGGTATAACAATCACTCCATGTCTTACTACAATCACGACATGCTACAGTTGTGCTTAATGTTTCATAATCAAAGTCACTTATTACTTCAATATTTTCAGATATGCAATAAGGACATTCATTAGGGTCTCTTAAATATCCTTTCTTTTGTCCTTCAGTTAATTCACTCATATTATAAAGATTTTACAAGTAGAACTTTTGACTTAAACAAATTCTCTTCTAAGAAGTTTTTTGTCCCATGTATAGAAGCATCTTGAAGTCTTGAACTAGTTGTAGCAGTGTTACCAAGGTTATACCTTAAATGTCCATAGGTACCTGTAACTCTTATATCAATTTCTCTTACAAAAGCTGATTGAACTACAGTTCCATGTATAACCCATACAACATCTCCTATGTTAAATTTAGTTTTTATAGTCATCTTAGATAGTTGTTAAATCAGATTCAACTTCTCCTTCTTTTTTAGGAAATAAATCAGAGATATGAACTCCTAAAACTCTAGCTATTTCTTCTAAATTGTTAATACCTGGATTTCCTATACCACTCTCTAGGTAAGAAACAGTTCCAGCTGAAATTGCACATGAACCATCTGGTTGTATAGTTTTACGAGAAACATCTATTTGCTTCAAACCTAGTTGCTCTCTGTACATTTTGATTCTTGACCCAACATAACCCACTAAAGTAACTTCTACTTCTGTTGTTGTTTCTACTACTTTAGATACTGTAGTTATAATTTTGTATGACATCTTAAATAATTTTTTCTTGTGTTAATATTTCTTTTATCTCTTTAAGTAAATCTTGAATAGTACCAGTATTGTAAATAACATAATCAAATTCAGCTTGATCTAATGCTGTTTCTGATTCATGTTCTACTATACCATAATTTTTAGTATGATTAAGTACATCATCTGTTGTTTTATTCCCTGTTTTTATAAGAGGTTTAGGTCTTTTAACTCTAATATTCAAACCTCCTTTAGATTGCACTGCTTTTAATTCATTAGGAAATCTAGTGTCAGTAATAATCCAATTAGGATATTTCATTTTTCTACCTGTATTATTGTCTATTACAACCCCTTGTTCATCAAACCAACCTTTATACTCACTCATTAAAGCATTTACCCATATGTTAGGATGTATAATATTTCTACCACAATCAGTACCAAGTAGTTGAAGAAGTAATCTAGGTGTAAGTTTAACTAAATAATATTCATGGTCTAGTTCTTTTTGATTATTTAAAAAAGAAAACATTTCTATACTATTAGTGTAATACCACCACTCTTCTTCTAATTCTTTATTCTTAAAATCAGAATCTTCAAGGTCCTCTCTAGTACAGTTAAGTAAAATACAAGTAATATCTTTAAGTTTACCTGCCCATTTCTTGATTTCAAAAGAAGTACTTTTATAACTTCTATTTTTATCTTTTAGAGCTTTAACTATATCTGCTGTAGTAATTATAGGATTCTCAAGGTATTGTATAATCCTACCTACTGTATCCTTTCCAGAACCTATTTTTCCAGATATACTAATTATCATCTTCTTCCTCCCTTATTTCTCCTCCTACAATGTTACTACTTAAACACTCTGTACACACTACTTCTGCTGATGAAGAATCAAAATCTTCCCCACAACTCTTACATTCGTAATAAAATTTAGCCATTTTAATTTAGATTTTAAAATAAAACAGAGTGAGGTTACGCACACTCTCACTCTGTTTTTTTTAGTTAATTATTTAGAAGCTTTAAAGCTAAAAACTTCTTTTGCTTCAATAGTAATTGTAGCTCCTGTCATAGGATTTCTACCTTCTCTTTCAGCTCTTAACTTATTAGAAAATGTACCATAACCTTGTATAGTTACTTTACCATCTTCAATAGCTAAATTCTTTACTGATGTTAGAACTGCTTGAATGCTTTCTTCTGCCTGTACTTTAGTTTGCCCTGTAACTTTTTGTACAGCAGCAGTTAGTTTTTGGTTGTTATTCATAATGTAGATTAGCTTTGACCTATGCAAGCGAGGTTTATTTTTTAAAATTAAATACTTCTTGTTCTTCTTGAGGTGGGAAATCATGCTCTCCTCCTTCATGTAACAAATCTGTTAAAGTTATGCTAGAGTTATAAGTAAGATTCAAATTAATCACATGTTTTTCACCTGATTTAGCTGACTTATTAATAACACTTTTAGCATCTTCTCTATTTGCACCAAAAAACTCTACTACTTCATCTTTGGTGTACATTTTACTATATTTACCTAATATAAACTTATCATAAGCATCTGCATATTTTTCAGGATAGCTTAATGCAATCATGTGCATTCTTCCTGTTTCAAAATTATCAAATGAATAATCAAGAGCATAATAAGGTTGAAGTTTTACCCAAGAAAGAAAACCTTTAAATAAAGTAGGTTTTACTAACTTATCCAGTAAAAGATAAACTAGTCTTTGCCCTTCATAAGGAGTACCATCCATAAGAGTATCATGTACTCCTGATGCTAGTACATGTACTAGATTAAATTTAGCTTTAAAATCATCTCCTAGAAGTTTAAGACTAGGTAACAAATACTTAACAGTTTTGTTAGGGAAAACTTTTCCTATTTCTATTTTCATAATTTATGACATGTCAACTATACCATCCCAAGATAGTAAGATAGGGTTAGTACCTGAAGCTTGAATTAGTTTTTCTTCATGCCATCCATTATTTTCATAGAAAATGTAATCATCTATAAGGTCTTCAAAACCTAGAACCTTTTTCTGTATAGTGAATTGTGTAGGCTGTTCAGAAAATGTAAAAGCTGATTCTACTATTTTTACAGCTGCTCTACCATACCTCCCAATTTTAAGTACCTCATCTGTAAGCTCATAAGCTAGAGGTTTTCCTTGAAAAGTGGTACTTTCTACTACAAAGATAAAAGGTTTTACTATGTTTGAATCTTCACTTATGTTAAAACATTTATGAAGTCCTAAAGTATACCAAGCGGCTTGAATATCATATCTTCTAAGCTTCAGTGAAGCCATAAAGTTATATGTGTCATCAAACATAGTCTTGAAATCTATAGGAATAATAGATGTGATATAAGGGTCAGTTTCTACTCCTTCAATAGCCGTGTCTATAGACTTCTCTACAACTACCATGTCTAAAAGACCTTTACAAGATGTTCCTTTGTGTTCAAAATAAATAGGAAATTGATAGTAAACTTCTACTAAAGGGTTTTCACTTATTCCTGCTCTATTAAAGAACCTAGCAGTTCTTGGATTATTTTGAAGGGACCTAACAATATTCCAAACAGTTTCATTTTGTCTATTGTCTAGTATACTTTTACCATAAGCTTGACAAAGGTCAAGAAAGTATTCTTCATTTCTTTCATTTACTAAATTCTTAATTTTAGCAGCATCTCCCCAAGTTCTTTGCCAATCCATTTCTGAAGCAGCATCTAGTAAATAAGTTTCCCAATTAGATAAAGTGTCTACAAATTCTACAAATGATGAAATTGCTATAACCTCTTTAATTAAGCCGGTAACTTCATTAGATTCTAGGTTTTCCCAACCCCAATCTGCTTCTTTACCTGATGTGTCTGGAATAGTTACAGATAAATACTCTTGATAATCTTCCAACAATCTGGCATGAACTACACTTAGTATAGCTACAATAGCATCTGATGGCTTCTTTTCAACATTAGAAACATAATATTGTCTCTCAAATTCTCCTTCTTCTGCTGTTAATATGCAATCTACAGCAGAACCTAGCACAAAATGTGATGCTGAAGAGTCTACTTCTTTATGAAAGCCTGGAAGACCTCCTAGAAGTTTCTTTAATGTAGATTGTCCTATAGCTGGAGATGCAAAATATTCTTGTATTAACTCTTGATTAGTTATTATTACCATTCTGATAATGTTTTATTATGATTTCTTTTTTAAAAACTTCTAAAGTCACACACACAATGGTCTTAAATTCAGAGTTTAGTTCAAACCTAAATTCTCTCATTCCAAGATATTCTAGTTTTGAACCCATACTTCTCCAGTAATCATATTGCTGTAATGACATATAAACTATCTCATGTTCAGGCAACCTTTCTTTGTCCTTTTCTACTGTAATGTAATGAATCAGTATGTTAGGTTTTAATGTTATAGCATCGTCATCATCAAACATGAGGTCAATACAATGTTGCATTGACAACAACTCCTTCCCAGGATTCATGTTTGTTTGTTTACCTGCTTTAACTTGTACATTAAAAGGTATATTCATTAAATCTATTTTAGCATTATCATGCTTAGCACTAACATGACGAGAAGGTATACAGTTTCTGAAGCCTAAATCCTTAAAGAATAAAGAGTACATAATTTCTGCTTCACTCCCCATCATCTTATTTATTTTTCCTATTCCCATGTAAGTCATTCTACTTATTAACAAATTATAAACTTACAATACCTTTATTCTTAAAATTCTATAATATCATCATCCACAACTACAGGCTCAACTGTAGGTGTTCTAACTGCAGTATTCATAGCCATTGACATAGCCATTATACTATCTGTACTTATTGAAGAAGAAGTAGTTACTTGATTATTGTAATAATCAATTCCTGAAATATAGCCAGAAGTTACACTATCAGTACTGTCATTAAGATATGAAGCAGGTACTCCAACTGAAGCAGTAGCTAAATCTTGTAACTCTAATATTCTTTCTTGTACAGCTTCTACATTAGACACATTAGATGCTTCATTCAGTACTTCCACATCTTCTTCCATGTCTACAGGTGGTATATTAATTTGTAGAGCACGCGTTACAGATTCTCCTTCATCAGCATTTAAGAAATACTTTACTTCATTTCTAAGGTGGTAGTCTAACTCTGTAATAGAGTTAAATCTTAGGTTAAGTGAATTTGCAAAGGTATTCTTTTCTATTACAGAAGAAGGTACTGTACGTACCTCCATTCCTTTTTCGTAGCAAAAACTCAAGTAATTTTTTTGTATTCTTCTGTAAAATACTGAATGTAAAGGGTTACAGGACATCTCACTAGAAATAAACAAAACAAAGTTATCATAGCTAAATCTAGCATGAGTGTGATGAAAAGTATTTCTTTTTAAGTAATCGTACTCTACTAAAACTTCTTTTTTAATAGTAAGTATAAGTAAAATTTTACCCAATGAGTCTGTTACCAATCCTTTGTTAATATAATACACTTTATCTCCAAAAAGATACTTTGTGACTTGAGCTTCGTCATTTAAACTATGTAAAATGTTTTTACTAGAAGAAGCCTTAGTTCTAACTGAAGATGTTATGCTAGGTTTGTAATAAGTCTGCGTAAAATTTTCTTCTTGATTACCTTCCATTCTTAAGCAATTAATAGATATAAGAGGAAAGAAGTTATTACTAACAAGATTAGCAGGCTTACTGTTATCCCTATCAAAACTTCCATATGTCTCAGTATGTATTTCTAACATAATTTAATCATTTAAAGTTGTTAATGCCATAGGAGTATAGAACTCATAATAAAAAGGAACACTTCTAATATTTCTTCTTGTATACAAGTTAGTAATATGATTAGTAAATGTACCAACCATGTGAGAAGCAATCATAGCTGCAGTATGAGAGGATTGCTTTAGCGTACAAGGTAAGTCTTCTACTTGACTGTCATCAAATAAATGAGCTTCATACTCTGCAATTCTATTAGGGGTTACTGCAAATATTTGTAACTGCTCTAATTCTAATCTACCATCAATAAAGATAGGAGTTACAGGACAATTTGGAATACTTCTTTTCCATACTTCAAAAGCATCTTTTCTGGCTTTCATGTTGTCAAAAGCTGAGAACATAAAGTAATGAGTAGGAGAGTCTAAGTCTATCTTTTCAGTAAAAGTAGTTATCTCTGTATTACAAAAACTTCTAGTAATATCAGCTAATGCCAATACTTTAAGCTTGTTAACATCTTCTTTTCTAAAAAGTTGACCTCCAAGATTGTGTTCTTCAATGGTATCAAAATCATAAACAATAGGACTAAAACCTATTCTGGCTAGAAAGAAAGTTAACCAACTTCCTATACCACCTGCGCCACCAATTAATACAGATTCCCTATCTTTAGGGAACCAAGGTGCGTCTTTAAATCTATTAAACTGTTCTTGCATCTGATTGAAAAGCTTTAACCATCATTTCTATAACTCTGATAGTTGGGTTAGTAAGTGTTGTAAGTGCACTTGGCACATCATATAGAATATCTAAGACTTCATAAGTGTCTGCAATAAAATCTACATCATCTTTTTCAGGGAACTGATTGCTGTAATTAGTAGCATACACATCTAGAACTTTTTTAGCAATGTCTGTAGGGTCTACTTCCATATCAAGTAAAGACAATAGAACTTCATCTAATGTTTCATCTGAAAGTAATTGAGTAGAGTTACTAAAAAGAGAAGTAGCAAAACTAAGTAGTTTCTCAGCAGATTCTTCATAGTCTTCATCATCTTCATCATCTATTAAATCAGCTAAAGAACTAAACTCAGAACCACTAAAGAAATCTTTATACTTGTTTAAACTTGATTGAGGAGCTCCTTTTGGAGTATGCACAGGAAGAATTCTATTTACTACAGGAATTAAAGGTTTTATTGGAACATGTTTAACTACAGGTTTTGGTACCAATAAAACTGCCACTTTTTTAGCAAAACTATCTTCTACTACAATATCTATACTAGGTACTGTAATACCACAATCATACATATAAAGAATTTCTTTCTCAAAAGTAAAGTCCTTTTGTGACATGCTAAAAGGCTTACCATTTTCATCTAATGAAACATAGTCTACTTTCTGTATAGTAGCAGTAGCATTAGCAACAAAAGCTACTTTAGCTGTCATGTCCATATAGTTATTTACAATCAAAGAAAGATAGTAATTGTAAGCAGAAGCACTGTCATTTAGTTCTTCCATGTCTGTACCTGAAAAGAATACACTCATAATGTTATGAGAATGAATGTGACCTACTTTAAATTTCATTCTTTTAGGGTCTTCCATAAGATAATCAATAAATCTATTATCTAAATCATAGGAAGTAAAAACTGAAGTACCTACATCTAAAGGTAATATATCTTCAATTTCAATTTTAAAGTTAGTCGGGTCTTTAATACTTCCTGTTACAGAGTAAAATAATACACCTGACCATTCTACTTTTGGTATACTTTTACAAAGAAACTGAATTTTGTGTAGAATAGGAAGACTGATATTCAGCGGAATGATATTTGCTAATTGCACTTTGTCTAACGGTTTTTTCGTGGAGTAATTTTTCAAATTGGGTGTGGACATCTTTTAAGAATTTAGGGTAAATAATATAAACTTCTTGTGGAGCATTTGCTCTTATTGGGGTAGCTTTGATAGAAAAATACTTTTTCTGACCATTGTAAATAGTGTAAGCATTTTCTCCTCCATAGGTACGAATGTCTGGAATGTAGCCTTCTTGTGTTTGTGAACTTTCTGCTCTGTAATACCTTCTAGTTACAGGATTATAAACACATAGTATGTCATGTCGTAATGAACCATATTCACTAAGATTTTGGTCTAAAATACTTCTTATAAAACTTTTAAAAGTACTATTGAACTTTATCTTATAGGTATTGTTACTAATATAGAAGTCTACATCTAAATCATTAGAGAAATTGCTAGTAAAACCTGAAACACTATAAGAACCTTCTCTTACAATACTACTTCTAGTAGAAGTAAGGTCTCTAATATGTTTATAAGGAGTACCTTCAATACTTTCCCATTGAATTGTAGCATCTATTTCATAAAGATAAGCTTCTAAGTCTCTGACATTAAAATTATTACGTAATACACCTTCTAGAAAAGATAAATCACCTGCTCCAATACAAAAGTCATTTGTATAGAAAGGCTCATCTACTGAAATCCCAGAAACACTACTTCTTAAATGGCTGTGAGAATATTGATTATCTAGCTCTTTCTGATAATAAGTAGCTCTACCACCTTGTATTCTAGTGATATAAAAGTTATCATCCGTTGAGCAAGCAATAGGAAAAAGAACTATTAAATCCTTAATAACATGACTGTTTCCATCTCTATTAGTGATAGTAGTACTAGGAAATATGGTAAAGAAATTTATGGTATACTGTCTATTGTTTACTTTTGATAAGTGTACATCCCAATTGTTTCCATATCTTCTAGAAAAACCTTCTATCATTATGTCAATAAAAGCTTTAAGTCTATCTTTTTGTGAATCACTTTCTACAATAATACCTTCATCCCAAGTTCGTATTAAACCTCTATCTATAATTTTATGTAACCATTTCTTATCCTTAGTTAAGGACAAAAGTCTAGCAGAATGTACTATTCTATCTAAAGGAAGACCTAGCCTTCTTTCATTGTAATTAAAATTTGATGTTATATTCATAGTTAAAAAATAAAAAAGTGAGAACATTTCTGCTCTCACTTTTGATTATATAAATAAATTGCAAATTACTATAAACCTAACTCTCTAGCTTGAGAAGCCAAAGCATCTTTTCTGATTTGCTTAGCTACTGCTGCAAGTCTAGCTAATTCAGCTTCTTCAGCCATCTTAGCTTCTTCTTTAGCTTTAGCTTCTGCAACTGCTTGAGCTCTCCCTTCAGCTTCAGCATCAAAGACAGGAACCTCTGCTACAGGAGCTGTTTCAGCTTCCATAAGAATTTCTGTATCATCTGAATTAACAGCTTCTCTAAGACCTTCAATCTCTCCTTCAATGATTTCAATTCTTTCAAGAACTTCTTCATTTGTAGTACAAGCTGTAACACCTGCAAGTAAAGCTGAAATCTTTTCAATTCTACCAGAGTTAGTAATGTAGATTACTTTAGAATCTTTAACAGATTCAACTACATCAGCAACATTAGTTTCTACTTCATTCATTTCCACTTGCTCTTCTTCTACAACAGCAGGAGAATAAGAAGCATGCAATTCTCTTAAGAGAACTGTAGTTTTAGTAGTGTAGTTACCAAAGTGAGCTTTTGCTCTGTTAAAATCTTCAGACATAAATCCAGCAATAGCAGCTCTAAGTTGTTTGTAGCTTAGTTCTGTTGCACCTGACTTAGTTTCTTTATTTCTAATAAAGATTGTAAAGTCTACAAGAGGTAAGATAGCTAATTTGTTAACTAAATCCATTCTTGTATGGCTTTCTGTACATAACACTTTATCTACAGAGTAACCTGCTTTCTTTACTTCAGGAATAAAATCTCCCCAAGTAACTGCAGATGAAATAATGTCAACAGGCTCTGAGTTACCTCTTGTTGCATAAATAGTAATAGTTCTTGAAACTGGAGTATTCTCTACAGCATTTGTATTTGATTCTGACATTTTAATTGTTTTTTATTTTTTACCAATTGATTTTTACTTGATTGTTTTTCGTCAAGATTTTGTTAACATAATAAAAGTGATTGCATCCTAAAAATCCTGCATTGCTTTGATAGCATTCTGCAGCAGGATGAGCTGCTTTCAAAATATAGTTAAAATAAGGGCTAGTAGGTATTCCTTCTATAGTTTCTTTACTATAGTTCTTCACGTCAAAGATAGTCTTATGTGGTATTTGAGTAGTGTAAGATTGAGCTTTCTTACCCCAAAGTAACCACATACAGGGTTGGTTATGAGCAATAAAGGTAATTACTTTACTAATAAACTCTTCCCAGTACTTTATATGACTTCCAGGTTTAGTTGATTCAACTGTTAATGCAGTGTTTAGCAAGAATACACCTTGTTTTTCCCAATGTGCTAAAGTCTTCCAAGGAGTGTCATAATTATGACTTTCTTTCAATCCTTGATTAGTCAGTTCTTTAGATATTATCTCTAAACTAGGAGGAACTCTGCTAAGTCCATCTACTGCAAAACATAAACCATTTGCTTGGCCGGGTCCGTGATAAGGGTCTTGACCTAATATAACTACCTTAATCTTATCTAAAGGCATTCTGAAAACTCTAAAGATGTTTTCCTTTTGTGGGTAATACACGCAGTTAGGCAGAATGTCTGCACTAAGCTCTGCTAAAAGTCCTTGATGTAGTAACCCAATAATAGGTTTCCAAGAAGGATGAAATTGTTCAAAGGGGTTCATTTATGTAAAAGTATTTAAAAAGTTAGTTAATGATGCTTTACCTCTCCTTAAGAATAAATCTGAAGGGTCAGAAATCTTTTCACTAAGCAATCTTTCAGGAAGATGTAAAGATTTAGCCTTACCTCTAGAAATTGAGTTAATAATGTCTGTAATGTCCTTGGAAGCTTTAATACCTGTCTCATCATTGTCAAAGAAAACAATAACGTTCTTGAAATCTTTAACCAACTCAGTTAAGTTATCTAAGCTAGGAACCATGCCTTCATTTTGGAGCCACTTGACATTTTTACCTTCATTCTTCAGTACTCTATAATCTTTATAGGCTTTAGAAATGATTAATTGTTTACCATAAGATAAGGAAGTAGTACCACCTACATCTTCTTTACTGCAGGTAGTAAGAAATCTTTTATTGCCTTCCTTCTGGGGGAAGTATAGTTTTTTCCTCCCTTCTTTGAACTCTGTGTAGGCATAGGATATATCAGGACAACTAGAACTAAAGTTACCAAATTTAGTATTTAAAGCATGGTACCTTGAAATTGGGAAAACCTTATCCTCTATTAATTGTGCTTTACTAACTCCATAAGAAGTCCAATAGGCAGCATCTTTTGAATTAAATAGTCTAGGTTCAATTAATATTTTTACAGCCTTCTTTTCATTCTTTTGAACCTGAATTTCTATTCTATTGTCAGTGTCAACATTTTTTCCTTTGATTAAGTGATTAAAGATAAACTCTAGTGTAAGATAAAAGTTTGCAAGTTTAAAGTAAACCTGTACGCAATCAAAGCAATCTATGTTACCCATAGATATGCCATTGATTACGGCAGGATTACCAAAATCTGTAAATCTTAATTTACCATCAATATTATAATGAAACCAACATCCAGGATTAGTGTCTTCTCGAAAAGGGGACTTTACATATTTAAATTCTATAGGAAGTTCTTTAAAAACTAACTTGAAAATCTCCTCTTGGGTTATAACAGCAAGAATATCTTCCTTTTTAATAAAACCTCTTCTACTTAACTTGTCGGAGATAAATCCATATTGTTTCATAAATATTATTTAGGAAGACAAACTTAGAACAAAAGAGATTAAGAAAATAATTAATTATACATTATCCCAAGTAGAAGATGTTGCTGCACCCGGAGCAATAGGAGTAATGGCTGCAGTACCTACAGGTTTAACTGCTTGTCCTACAACTTGCTGAGTACCTTTCTTACCTTCCATAAAAGCTGCATCTTTTTCAATAGGGTGTGTTACACCATTTGCATTTTTATAAGACAAAGCACCATCAGCAGCAAGAGATGCAACCCATACACCAGATTGAGCTGGTACAATAAAGTAACCACCTTTCATGTTCTTTGGCAATTGAGCATAAGTTTTGTCATTCAAAGTACCATCAGCTTTTTTACCAAAATCCCATTGATACTCTAAGAATACATCTAATGCCCTAGTTTCAAAACCTGCTGGTAACACTGAACATAATCTGTTAGCATAGTCAGCAAAAGATGTAATAGGAGATGAAGATAATGCAGCTTGTAACTGTGCATCAGTAACACCTTGAGACTTCACAATATGAGTAATTACTGCTTGTTGTTGCTTCATTTCTGCATTTACTGCAGCAATAGTTTCTGGAGTAGTAAACTCAGTGTACTCTTGATTCTTAACATAAACTCTAGTAACAGGAGAAATCCACATAGGATAATCTCTATCACCAACTTTTACTGTAATCTCAATAGCTTCTCTTATTTCTTGACCTTCTTTTGCTGTATTAGGATTGTAAGCAAATTTAGCCAATACTGCAGTACCTGCATTTAACCCAAATCTACCACCTGATTTAGTTTTTAAAGCTTCATCATTATCTGAAGTATACCCGTAACCTTGAATTTGAGGACTTGTCGTTTCTGACATAATTTTTAAATTTATTATTGTTAATATTGAAATTTAGTTTTTGTATGCGTAATCTTTAATCTATGATTAATTTCCCCAATCATTAACAGTAGTTGCAACTTCAGTCTCACCTACTTCAGCTTGCATATCACTAAAAGCAACATTAGCTTCAGTAGTAACTAACTCTTCATCTACCACTTCCGCAAGTTCCGCAAGTTCCGCAACTTCTGCAACTTCTTCAACTAGAGTGTCATCAATCAAATCTATCTCATAGATTTTCTTAGTTTTCAATCCCTTTAGTTCAGGGTGTGACCAAACTTTCTCAGCCATAGCTGAAGCAGGAATACCATAATGAGCTGCAATAGCCTTTCTGTCCATACCTTCTTTAAGCATACGCTTACAATCTGAAATTCTAACTTGTGGTCTTGGAGCAATAGCTTCACTTTGTACTTGTTGAGTACCTTCTTGTAATTCTGACATAATATATGTATAAAAATTGTTTAAATTAATAGTTGTTTGCTAAATCCTTAGCTTGTTTTTGCAAATCTCTTGCTCTAAGTTCTTTCTTATAAAGAAACTCTGCAAATTCTTCTTCATCTTGTTTAGAGATTCTTTTGGTATTTAAAACAACAAATGTTGCTCCAATAATTACACCTAATAATATTGCAATAGCAATTATAAGTGGCATTAATTCTTGTGTTTGAGTACTCATGTTTTAGTAAGTTAGTAGTTTATCTAAAATCATTTGATAGTCATTTTCTATCTTTCCTTCAAATAAACCTTGAGGACTTCTAGCAGTATTAAAACCACTATTCTGAGTTTCTAAAAAGAAGCTTACATCAGAACCCACTTTCTCTACTCTACTATAGAAAACAGATTCCATTTTACCCTCTAATTGCATTTTAGTACCCATAGTACCAAGAATTTTTAATCTTTCTTTGGTATCATTACCTACTTTGTAAGTTTCAGTATGACCACTAATAAAAGCAAACCTATCCTGTTCAAACATACCTCTTTCAAGACCCATTTGAATGTGCTGGATAATCTCAGAATAAGTACTAGGAATAATATGGAAAGGTGCTCTCGGTGCAACTTTTCTACCATATTCTTCTCTACCACCTTGCCAAGTAGGATTCTTGTTATCTGTATTGTACCAGATATTACTATTGTGGTGTAAAGTTCTCATTCCTGAAGATTTACCTGTACCAGGCTCTCCCAAAACTAAGATTAACTCAAACCCCAAAGCTTGTAAGTCAGCATTAAAACTGTAAATGTCTTGACCGTAATCCTTCCACTTATCATGTCCTGCTTTCTTTTTGTCTCTCATGTATTCTTCATTCTGTATAGCTGTGAGAGTGTCTATACAAATGGACCTCACCTTTGAAGGTGCTACTGAAACTGCTGCAGGTGTTACTGCTTCTTGAACTTCTGACATAAAAATTAAATTGTTAATTGTTTAAATTGTTTTGTGGCACCTAACATGTTAACTCTAAAATGTTGAGGGTAAGCACAATGCCTACTTTCTACTAAATGAATAGTTCTGATATTAGGGTGTAATAAGTTATTCTTTACATCTTTAAGCATTAGACCAAAATGTTTCTTAAGATTGTACTTATCATCATTAGGGTTAAACATAGTGAATATGTAGTTACTTTCTTCACTTAAGTTACCTGTTTCCTTAATATCATCTGCAGTTGGAAAAAGTCTATCATCAGAATACTGCATTCTCTTAATATCTGCCATATTTCTATTTAAATGGATAATATGGACAAATGAATAACCACAACTATTTCTTAATTCAGTAGAATATTCTGCAAACTTATCAATTGTTTGCTTGAGGGTAAAACCTCTTTCTAGAATAAGTTTTCTTAAGTGGTCAGTAATAATAAGAGTCATTTTTGCAGGATTGTTTGGCTTGTAACCTACCATTCTTTGGAACTGCTTTCCACCTGAACCTACACTATTTTCATAGACAAACTTTCCTTCAGTTTTAGCATGAGTAATGAGCTTATTTCTAATTCCTGTAGGGTTCTCTCTATTGTCTATAAAGGTAATGATTCCAGGTTTAATCTGAGTACCATCTTCTCCAAATTCACCAAATAAAGGTATAATTCTGTTCATGTAAACTGCTTTTATCATAGTAAAGACTTCAGGACTAACTTTTATAATTTTTCCATTGTCGTCTTGTACTTGACCCATAAGATAGCCCGCTTCCAAAGGAACAGTTTTCTCACCTTTATAAGTAACTCCTTCTGCTAAAGATATGTCTGTAATTCCATAATCTCTAGCAATGAAGTGAGCAATAAAATCAAACTCCTTACTTACTCTATCAATTTCATAAGAAAAGTAAATCAACTCAAAAGGAATATTGTTTTCCATAGCATCCAAACAAGGTTCTATAGCAAAGCCAACATCAACTAAAGTAGATTTACCAACTTTAGGTCCTGCGGCTACAGTATATACCCTTGCTTTTTGAATACCATTAATAGCAAGAGAGATAGCTTTTAATCCTTCTCCCATAGACAAACCTTTATTGGTTCCCCTCTGTCCTTCGTTGAACTTCTCTATTACATTCATTATTGCATTTGATTTGAAATGTGTACTCTATTACTAGTAGGTGTTTCTTGTACAGACTCCCTGTAAGTCTCTATCCATTGTTCTAGTGCAGAAGTTCTGTTTGCACCTTTGTCTTTAAATATGAAATAGTGTGAAGTAAAAATATATTCTGGATCACTTACACTTCTAAAGTATAATTCAGTGGCACCAAGTACTTCTTCTTTTCTTACATCAGGATTTTGAGAGAAAAATATCTTCATTCTTGATACACAAGTAGATTTAGTACCTTTTCTAGACTTATTAATTCTAGCAAAACCTTCCATCCAAAGATGTACCCAGTCCCATTTACCTATACCTTCTACAGTTGTGTCAAACAATGGGATATTCCATTTCAAAAGTCTATCATCATCTAAACCAAGAATATTAGTAACATTCATCTTTTGAACTAAAATAGTAGGTACATAAGAAGGTCTACAATCAAAGTAAATAGAAAGCAAATATGCTATACCATCTTCCTCAGTAATACTAAAACTTCTTAAAGTTTCTCTAATCATTGGATTTATTTCCATTTTCTTTAGTTTTAGTTAATAATTCAGTTATTTTTTGTGTTTCTTCTTGAGTGAAAGTCTTATTCTCAGGGTGGATTACCATTGTTTTTTTATGACTAACAATAGAACCTGGGTTATCAATTGTAAGAAGAATTTGCTTATCCACTGCTTTTAATTTACTATTTGTAAATTGTAAAAATTTTGTAATCATTGGTTATCTTTTAAGGTTTTAAAGTCAGTGTATTCTATTCTAGTACTGTCAAAGTTTAATAATGCATTATTTAACCACACTTCATCTTGAGTCCCTTTAATTACTACAATGTAAAGATGTCCTTCATGTCCAGGTCTAAATCTAAGAAGTCTACCAAGTCTTTGAATTAAGTCTTTTTCTTTAGAATTTATCTGAACTATTACACCACTATCAATACCAGGAAAATTATGTCCTTCATTAATAGCTTTTACACAAGACAACCTGTTTACTTTCTCTGATTTAAACAAATCGTAAGATTTACTATTGGTCTTAGAATGGTAAAAATGGTCAGAAAGAGCTTCAGCTTGAGGTATACCTCCACAAAAGATAAGAGTTCTATCATCTTTAGGTATAAGGTTATCTAGGATAAACTTAGCAGCTAAAGTTTTACTTTTGTAACTATAGATAGAATGCATCCTTTTAAGAATAGCAAACTTGTTTCTTTCTCTTTCTTGAAAAGTAGGAGACACTTTTTCTTTATATGTGTCAATAACAAGAGTAAGATAATCATAATTAGCCTTTTCAGTTTGATAAAAAGGTTTAAGTTTGTTACCGGCTACTACATATTTCTCAACAGCATCTAATTCAGTGTAAACTACAGTAATCCTATACGGAGCTACAAATCCTAGTTTAACTGCAACATCTAAAGTAAGATGGTACACCAAAGGTATGTCTAACTCTTGTAATATTTCAAGCTTATCTACACTTGTAGGTGGAGTAGCGGTAAGTAGTACTACATTCTTTACTTTATTATTCTTAAAGATTTCAGATGATAAAGCAGTAATATTATGCCCTTCATCAAGAATCAATAAGTCAATGTAATAAGAGTCTATTTTAGAAGCTGAAGCATAACATAGTCTTAGTGTTTTACTCCACAATTCAGTGGCACCCCATTTGTCAAATTCTTCTTTCCAATTTTCATCTCTAAGTTTTTCAGTAGGGACTACAAGTCCAAGGTTAGTCCCTAAATCATTAGGAGCATACCATCTAGCAAGCATTACACCTACTCTAGATTTACCTGCACCAGTAGCCATAGCTATTAATCCTCTACCATTATTATTAACTACAGCATTGAAAGCTTCAAATTGAACTCTTTCTCTAACTGCATTTACAAATAATACAATGTCTTCTTCCTTCTTTAATTGCTTCCTAAGTATTTCTACTTCATCTGCAACATCAATAATAGAGCTAGTTTTCTTAATAAAAACGTCTAATTGTTTAAATATCTTTTTCATAACAAAATTTTTAAGTAACGTGTTGGTATGTTTACAGTAGTTTACTGTAAGCAACAATGTATAAACATACATTGGAAAGGTTCATATTAATCCTAATGGCAAGCTGCATAAGTGACACCTAAGTCTACAGATATTGCCAAAGGTACATTGAGTTGTAACTTCTCATTAGTTTGAGTAATAGATAACTGTAAAGCTTCTTTAACTCTTTCAGAGTATTGTTTAAGAAATGGTAACAAGATTTCATCATGGTATTGTAGACAGATTTTAATTCCTTTTTCTCTGACAAAGCCTACCCAAGTATCAAAACAGTACACACCTGTACCTTGATTTAAGGTAGAAAATATGTCTTTTATATACCTTAGAGAGTACCAAAATTTAGAAACAGGATTATATAACCACATAGTTTTAATAGTTTCTTCAAAGGCATTCATATCTTTTCTAGCAAGTGCAGTTATGTTCTTTGCAACATAGTTAAAGATAGTACCATCTTTGTGAAATATTTTTACTGTAATGTCTGCAGCAACTTGTTTTACTGCTTTATTTCTTTCCCAATAAGCTGCTAACATAGCTGTAGATTTCTCTAATTCCCACCCTGTAGTCATAGATAATTTGGGCGGGCCAACTCCATAGACTGCACCAAAATTAACTTGCTTGGCATCTTTTCTTACATTAGAATGATCTTCAGTTCCAGCTTTGTGAGCTTCAACCTGTTCTAATGTAAGCATCTTACCTTGCAAGGCAATATCGAGATGAGGGTCAAATCCTGGAACTCTCATCTGTGTAACATATTCAGGGTCATAGAAATACATATAATGTTGCTTAGTAGTATCCTCTAATGCTTCCATATCACTACCAGCAAACAAAAATCTATTATCAGGAATAACAATAGCTCCTCTAATTTCTTTACCATAAGGTTTAAAAACTGAAGGTAGGTTAGCTATAGGTTTCTTATGCTTAAATCTTAAAGTATTAGTAAGACCTCCAACTTGAGCTTTCATATAGCCATTGGAGTTTGCACATTCTATAAAACCTTTTAAGGTAGTTTGTCGGTGCTTAAGCATAAAAAGACTTTCCAGGTTTTCCAAATATGGATGTCCTATGTACAATCTTTTTATATCTCTGCAAATTTTACCATCTTTATCACTGATTTGAGGAACTTTTCTAACAGGGTCATTATAAGTTTTACCTTTAACATACTTGAATATAGTAGGTTCCCATCCTAAAGTAAACAACCATTTCTTAAGTTGAGGGACAGAAGAAGCTTTAGGCTTTTCTTTTGTCTTTACTACTTTAATAGGTTCTTCATGGTTGGCATCTAACTCATGTTCAAACAATAGTTCTAACCATTTGACTCCAGCAGCAGATAAAGATTCATCCTTTTTGTACATTTTATTAGGTTTCATCACTATTCTATACTTAATAATTTCAGGCATAGCATACTCTAATGCATATACTCTTTCTGAGATTACAGGGTCTAATTCTAATAAAACTTTATTACAATGATTTACATCAACTTTAACCTTAACTCTTTCTTGTTCTTCCGCGCACTTAAGTTTAAAAGTCAAGTATTCTAGTAATTCGTTGATGTTTATTCCTTCATAAATTTGAACTAGGTACTGGATTTGCTTTTTAAATAGTTTTGTGTTGATAACAACATCTGTCGCGCACCTATGTATATAGTCAGCTAAAGATTGGTTTTCCCAATCTACAATATGAGGTTTTTTAACACCCAATTTTTCTCCCCAAGCTTCTAAACCATGAATTTTAAGTGTAGGATATAAATACCAAGATAAAGCCAAAGTATCTATCATTATACAATCAAGAGAAACTCCTAACACTTTTCTTATCACAGGAATATCATAAAGAATTATGTTGTGACCAACCAAGACTTTTTGTTCTCCCATAAAAACAACTATACTAGGGTAATCAACAATAGTACCACTGGTACCATCTGACTTATACCAAGAAAGACAATGGATTACAGTTACTTCATCTAGTAATCCATTTGATTCTAAATCAAATACTGTATATTCCATAATTATCTTTTGTTTAAACCTGTACCTTCATAATTAGTAGACGTCTTGTTAGATTTATTATGGTGCTTAAGTAAGTTACTTCTAAGTCTAGCAGGTTTATTATCAGATTCTACAAAATGGGTTTTAGCCTTTATGTCTCTTGGAATTTTAAATTCAGGGTAGTTAATTATATGATACTGAGGAATTAACCCCATGTAGCCAATGAAAATTTCTAGTTGTGCCATAATTTTAGTAGTCTATAATTCCTGAATCTCTAATTTGCTCATACAACAAGTGTTTATCTGTAGCTTCTAATAATGTATTATCTACAATCTTTAGTAACAAAGTTTTTCTATCACTAATAGATAAAAGATTCTCTGTAGTTAAAGAAGTTTCTATTCTATTAGTAAGTTCTGCTATGTGACTAGCTCCTGTTTTCATGTGCTGGCCCTCTTCAGATTCTGCATCATCAACTTGGAAAACTTTGTCTACATAATTATTGAGAAAACCTGTAGTAGTCTTTAAACTTTGCTTAGCTTTATGAATAACAAGATTGTTCTCTGTCATAATTTCAAACTTTTCAGCTAAAATAGTACTAAGAGCAACACTTTGCATCATCACATCACTAAGTTCTTGTGAAGTTAATTTACCTTTCATCATGTGAAATAGAATTAATAAACAAGTTATTGTAGAGTTTATCATTCTTCTCAGAACCAATAAACACATACCCAACTAGTACATTATTCCCTACTTCAATTGAAAGTTTGTCAATTCTCTCTATAGTTTGAGCTCTAGCTTCAAAGAAACCTTTTTGCCCATCTACAGTTTCAATAGTTAATACACTTCTGGTCATCTTAGACCCATTCTCCTTAGTGATCTCTAAAGGAGTAGTCATTGCTGTCAAAACTCCTCTTAAAAGAGTCATTTGTTTGTGTCCTGCCATTTTAATTTAGGTTATATATTATTAATAAATCACTCGCCCTAGTTATTCCTGTATAAAATAATCTTTCTTTCTCTTGTAAATTAGAGTTAAGTCCAATATTCTTAACATTAATAATAGTATTTTTATAAGTGGAACCCTGGCTTTTATGTACTGTAATAGCGTGATTGTATTTAAATTTTGCAAAACTATTTACAAATTCATTTTTAGTTACATAGTCCAATAATCTATTTCTACAATTATTGGATAGCAAATATACAAAATGTTTTAAATTGTTCTCAGCACTTTCATGTATTATAAAAGTTCCTTTCCATCTCATTATACCATCTCCCCAGTCATCAGTCTTTCTACCATTAATGATATAACACTTTAATTTAATCTTCTTTTTAACAGTTTGCCTTCCTGTATTTTCTACAACTTGGTCAAAATCAACATAATCTATGTCTAATTTTTCAATTTTTAATTCTTGATTAGTTGTAAAGTTTCCACAAGGTGCATCAAAAATAATACTCTCACCTAATTCAACTTTGGCTGGCTCGGCTCCGTATATTCTCCTTCTAACTTCCAGGTTTACTCTATCTATCTCAGAGTTGGTCCAAGCTAAATATTTCCACTCATCTGTACCATTAACAGCAGCAAGTTCTTCAATGATTTTAGCATAGTTTTCTGTATACAAAAATCCTTGACCCTCTTGATTAACATCTTTAATACCTTCTTTAATTAGACTAATATTTCTACTTAAAGTAATAATTGGATTACCTTCCCCTTGCCTGATAATCTCAGTTAATTCAACTTGAGGGTAAGGTTTGAAAGTTACCCACTTACCTAGTTTCTCATAGAAGTAAGGCTTAACTGTTTCATCAGAAATTTGCTCTAATTTGTCATACAAAGTAGGTTTACCTATAAATACAGGACTGTCCTCTTCTCCTACAGGATTTAATTGTTTATCATCTCCTACAAAAATAACAATACATCTAATACCAGCATACATTTCAATAAAACTTTGCATTTCCAGACCTATCATAGATGCTTCATCAATTAGTAGTAGACCAAAACCTTGCATTGGAGGATACTTAGGACTAAAAGAAGGAGCAAAAGACTCATCTCCAGTAAGTCTATCAGTCTTTTTCTGGTACTTTAATACAGAATGAATGGTAGAAAAAACTACTTTTTTATTGTGTATTTTACCTGACAGTATAGCTAAAGCTTTATGAGTAGGAGCTGAACATACAATTGTCCCTCTGATGCCAAACTTAATTATAGCAGCATCAATTAAAGCATCAACCATAGATGTTTTACCTGTACCTGCACTACCTCTAACAACTAGTCTTTTCTCAGTTTCTAAAATCTCAAGACTTTCTTCAAGACCTCTTGCTTGCCCTTGTTTTAATTCCATGTTTATAATTTATTTACAATATTTCTAAATCAAAAAAGATAGAGAGTAAGGAAAAATCCCTACTCTCAATCTTAATGTTACAAAGAAGTAATTGATTGAGAAATAACTCCTGTCATTTCTTCTCTCATAGCTGACGTAGAATAAAAATCATCAGATACTTCATTTCTTCTGTCAATGTCTTCTTTAGCAGTTTTACTAAAGAAAATAGCTTTGTACTGTGGTTTACCATTACCATCCATAATTAATAACCCTGCATCAGTAGCATGGTTCTTAGGGTATCTAATAGCTTGTCTGTCCGCAATACTCTCTAAAGTAAGAGTAATATCTGCTCCTGGAATAGGGTTTTCAATAGTATACTCCTGTCTGTCAGAAAGAATAGGGTGGTTAGATAAAATTCTGTAAAGTCTAGCAGAAGTAATGCTTTTTAATTTAGCAATAACAACTGCATCAGATAACTTAACAGGTACATCTACCCAAGCAACTCTTACTGAGTCTGTTTCGTACTCTGTCTCTTCAAAGCCAAATTCCTCTGTATTAAAAGGATTATCTTGAAGGTTGCTGGTTACAGTCTTTGAAGGATAGAAAGTTTTAGTTCCTACAGTCTGTTTTAACTCAACAGTTCTTGTTCCTTCTTTTTGATAAGGAGAAACATAAAGCCTACTAATTACAATTGGGTGAAAAGTTTCTTCTTTTCTTACCCCTTCTTGAGTTGCAACAGCAACTTTTGCATTTGATTCCATAATGATTTAATTTAAATGATTTTTAGATAATAGTAATACAAGAAAGCATAAAAACCTGCTTACTATTTCTCCTTTGATTTAGTCATTCTATGCTTTTTATTAACTTAAAGTTACCGAGTAACTTATTTCAAAAAGACAGCTTTTTTGATTACAGTAACTCCTAGGAGTATGTAAACTAATCAGTATAATTAAATAGCTACTGAATTTTACTGCTATTTACTGCCCCCAAAGCTGCATAAACGTACCTTAGCATTACCTATTGACTGTTACAAAGTTAATAACTATGTTTTTAAGTACTTGAGGGTTGACTGTTCTTGTTTAGTTCGCAATTTGTGTGGAGAAGATAGGATTTGAACCTATGACTTCAGGCATATCCATACCCACGCTCTAACCAACTGAGCTACTTCTCCAATTTGTACAGGATAATGGTCAAACCTGTACATTCTTTTACTTTGCAACAAGTATAATAACATAAACAAAAGAGCACTTTAAATAAACTTCTGAATTTACAATGTAAAAGTTTTAGTTATACATGATAATTTACTAGAGTGCCAACTCTATATTTACGTTAAAAATAAGAACATTTCCATTTTTCTTAATAGTAACCCCACTTTGACCAGTACCCTCAATGATATTGCCTTGCAATGCTCACATGTCTTGAGTACCTTCTTTGCCCTTTGGATTTCTTGCTATCCGGTAGCCTGTTAAAGACACTGTTTATTCACTACAGGTTAGCAAATTGTGCCTGCATTCTTTATTTAAGTGCTGGGTAATCATATTGTGGAGATGCCGGGAGTCGAACCCGGGTCTTACTCATTTTTATTACACAATTTTTTACAGCTTACTTTTATTTAAAGTCTTTAAGTTAGACAAGGGCCAACTGCCAGGAATTTCCTGATCTAGTTAACTTCCACCATCTAGTTTGTCATACTAGCAAACTGTGTAATAGTAAAATTTAAGCTCAATACTAAATTTGAGGTAATCACCTATTCTTTGGTTAGGCAGCCACAGCTAGTTCTTCTGTATCAACAGATACAGATATTCCACCATTTAAGATGTTATGAACTACATTCATATTAGCTTGTACTTGGGCATTATTGTTTTGTTTGTCAATTACTTGAGTTCACCTTAGTTTTAAACAGTTATCTCTCTGTGCTGAATTATGTAACATTGTATGAGCAATCAATACCAGTCATCCCCAGTAATATAAAAACCTCTAACATAATTGTAAGTTAGAGGTTTTTGTTTTTATGTATTATCCTAAACGGTGTTTTATAATTTCTTAAAGTGAATATAGATTTTAAGTCTACTCTGCCGCAAGATATTATAATTCCTTGATAGTCTAAACACTTAATAAAAGCAGTAATGTTAATCTGTTGTACTCTTCTTCTCTTTCTTTTACTTTTTACAGTAGTTTTAGGGAAAGTTAGTAGAAATTACAAATACAGTTTCTTGAGCAACAATAGGCTTCACATAGTCTCTATTTCCAACAAAGGAAAACAAACTGAAAGCCAATACAAATACAAATAAAATCTTTTTCATATTATTTTGGTTTTAATGGTTTTACAAATATAGTAAAAAATAGGACCTGCCAAACATCTGTTTTTACAGTTCAATATTGAGCCCTAGTAATTTTATTTAAATTGTACATTTAAAGAAAAGAGAAGAGGAAAATGCTCCATGAGACTGACTTTTCCTCTATACTCCCCCCGTTAAACCTAGTCCAATCTAAATTTGTTTTTTCAATTCAGAAAGGTTAGCTTCTAATCTAACAAGATGCTTTATAGTTGCATCTACTTCTTGCTCTCTAAAAGCAACAAGTTCTTGTTTTAATTTGTGAACTATATCACTTTGTTCTTCAATAGAATACCTAGATGTTATTGTAGTAAGCAATTTCTTTGCTTCATCTATTTGGTATTCTTCTACAGGTGGGTTGACTAAGTTAAATAGCCACACTCTAAAATTTTTCCACATAATCTTTAATTTAAGTAAGCTGGATAATTATACTCTCTTATTCCTATAGCGTTTATAGAAATAATTCTATTACTAAAGCCTGACTGGACATATTTTACAGATACATCTAATCTTTTTCCCATTATGTTCTTTAAATGGTTAGAAGATGCTACAAATTTGCCAGTAATAATTCTTGTTCTTTTTGATTTGGTTGTGTTGTTTAACATGGTTAGATAAATTTAAGATTGGATTAAGTTAATTATCGAAATGTAATTGTATTATACGCATTAGTGCTTATGTAGCAAATAAACCACACTAATACTAGCTCCAAATAAGTGAGGGTTTTGAGATGAGGTTTTATAACAAAGAAAAAGAAAAACTTATTTTTTGTTTATAAGTTTTTCTTTTCTAACATGTATTTAATTGCAACTCTCAAAAATTCTCTATAACTTTGTGCAAAGAGTTTGCCCTCGCATACCATCGGTATTCAGGATAACCTCCTCCCTTAAAGGAAAGAGGATAACTATAGAGTTTTCTTTTTGGTTACTTTTTCTTTTGTAGTTTATTTGCCTTCTTCATCTTTCTAATAGAAGTACAAGCTTGACAATCACAAGGACTTTTAGATGATTCAGGTTTATCACTATCTGAAGAACCTCTTCTATTTTCAACTAATACCCTATTTAAGAGTTCTTGAGCTGTTTCCCCTTGGCGTAACCCTCCTTTTGTTTTAAGAATCTCTTTTACAAATGCTGAAAAATGTTGAGAAACTTCATGTGATTCTTCTTTTACTTCAACTTCAAGCTCTTCTATGAACTGTACATCTCCTTCTACTTCAATAGATTTAATATGTGCTATACCTCTATACACAAAGCTATCTGATTCCAAAACATGTACATTATATTTCTTATTATTAAGAAACATTAATAGTTGAAGCTGTTTTATTATTTTAACCCTTTTCTTAGGTTTTGCACTAGGACTTAAAGTAAGAGATAATGCTGTAGTAATTACAGCTAAAGCTGCTTTAGAGTTGATTTTAAATGCTTTCATAAGATTATTTTTGGTATTAAATTTGTTTATAATTCTAAATATCCTCTAGGGAAATATTTCATATCTTTTTCATCCCATTGGGAATCTTGATAACTTGTTGCAAATACAGATCCAAAAGCTTCAAAAGCTTTTTCTCTACCCTCTTCAAATGTCTCTGCTTCTATTACAGCTACGCAATCACAGTCAAATGTTTTACCATTTGCCCTGTGAGTGTGTGACTGTCCAAATGTTACATAATGTCTACCCATTATTCTGTTTTAAATAAGTTATCCAACATCCATTTAAGTCCATGAGGTTTCCAACTGTTTTCCTTTCTAATAAGTACTTTATTAGCTTTAGGAAAGTAGTCAATAACACCATATTCTTCTGTTTGAGTGTCAATTACAAGTTTACTCCCATCAAAAGGAATGACTAAATAGTTCATTTCTTCTAATTTTAGTATGTAATCTCCTTCTTCAAACTTTTCTAACCTCGCTTCTCTTAATGTCTTTCTATGGCTTGTACCATCTGAGTCATTTTGTTCTTGAGAAGTTTGTTCATTTTGAGGCACTTCAGGTATCTCATCTAAGTTTGTTTCCATAGGTTCTTAGAATAAGAAAATACCCTGTAGGAATTGTAAAATTCCCAACTGAATTTGATTTTGATTTTTCATCTTAATTTTGCATTTAATTAGTATTTATAGGTCTTTCCTCTAAATATTTTAACAATGTATGAGCAAGAGTCCAGCTTACCACTGGACTGTGCGTCTTCTAACTCTTCTAAGTTCTTTAGTACAGTTTCAGATTCATATAAACTTTCCAGTATAGTTTCCCAACTATAATGGTCTGTTAAAGTTCTAAATAAACCTTCTGCTTTACCATGTACTACATCAAGGATTTCATCATTGCTGTAGATTACTGCTGTATCTATTTTTAGGTTCATAAACTAAAAGCAATTATTTATTCCAATGATTATTAAATTTCTCCCAGCTAAATGTTAAGTCTTGTGTCTTGTCATCATAAAACTCTCCTACAAAGTCACTCTTAAAAGCACTGTGAACATTTTCAAATAAAGTTAGAGTTTTAACTTTTACATCAGGGTAATGTTCAGCAATCCACTCCGTAAGGAATTTATAATTACCTCCACGTATAACTCCAGCTTCCACTAAAAGCAAAGTACTACCTTTAAACCTGTTGTACTGTAATGACAAAATATAACTTAAGTCGTACACAAAGTTTTCGTCCCAAACTTGGTCAGGGTATGGCACGTCTACTGAAAAACCATCTGCAACTTCACCCTCAAAGGATAAATTGTGCCTAATAATTTGACCAACAATACTAGAATAGTCTGCAGATACTGTGACTACTGTGGTATTACTTGCATTAAGTCCATAACTTAAAACAGTATTAGATATGCTTTCTATTAAAGCTAACTCTTTTTCAATTGATATTAAATGGTCTTTTTTCATTTTTATTTGGGGTATACTTGTTTATAATTTCTCTTTAATCCAAATTTCTAATTGGTCCCATGCTAAAATGTCTCTATTAAAACCTTTTTGAAGGGACTTTTTCATTAAGTCAAAAACCTCTTCTCTACTCCAACTATCTTTTAATTTCTTAATTGTAATAGTGTTGTCTCTAGGGTTCATCTTTAAAGTTTGAACTTGATACCTTTCAGTGTGATTTCTAGTATTTATGATAGAATGATACTCCACTAACACATCCGTGATAATCTCTCCCTTATTATAGGCCTCAATGTACTTTTCAATAAACTGTTGTGATGGTCTAGAGATATAAGTAGGCTTAAAATTAGCTTTATGTATACCTTCTTCAAAAGGTAAGTTTTCAAAATTTCCTCTTTCAGTCCTTTGTTCAGTGTAGAGCAGAGAACTATCTGTTGTAGCTATAATCTTTTTATGTATTCTTTTATGTTCTTCAGTATATTTCAAATTTCTACATTGAAACACTTCTTTAAAATATAAATCATAATACCAATCACTTTCCTTAATTTCTTCATCCGAAATAATGTAAAGATGTTGTGTAAGAGCATCTGTACTAACCACCTTTCTATCATTATACCCTAAATGTCCTTCATATAAGTAAATACCTACTTTACCAATACTATTTATCATTGGTAACATAATTACCTGTACTCTTTTAAACTGCTCTTTCATAACATTTGTTTTTAAGATTGTTAATAAAAATCCACTTTGTAGTGGCACTTATCATTATATTTACTCGCAAAAATATATTAGCACCCTCTTTCTTATACACTATGCCCTAAGACAACGATTTTCATCTGTCATGTATAAGAGTAGGGTCAGTAAACGGTTAACGGGTTTGAGTTTTGACTATTTGCCTGTCCATTCCTTTCTGATTAGCAGGCTTCAAACAGTTTACTTCTTTTGCTGAGAAATTATTTATACTTAAGTCCGGTTGCTTAATGCTCTTATTCAAGTTATTTAAAGGAATCTATCCTACATCCTGTATGACTAACAGTTTTCAAGGCTCTCGGTTTTATTGAGCCACTTCATTAAGTATAAATAACCCAAGTCCTCACGGATATTGGCTCATTTGTGTAGTCAGTGTTTCTTACTGAGATGTACCACATCTTTCTCAAGGACGCTACACATCTACCATTACTGATAGTATCCAATTTTTATAGTGGTTTTCAATGTTTAGTCCACTTTATAAACAACAACTTCTAGACTTCACTAGCATTCTATATATACTATTTACCCTCTCAGTTAAGAGTCAGGTGTAGAGCTTTTTACTTTGTTGTTGTTTAATATTATAGCTACTTTAATTTCAGCTTTAAGTAAAGCTTCAAATCTATCTCTTGCTTTGACTACAACTGTAATTCCATTAAGAGTTACATCATAAGTTGCTTTCTTCATAATTAATGTTTTATTGTACTACCTTTATAAAGACATACTAGTAAATTAACTATTGCAAGTATAGCAAAGATATCCCAATTAGGGAATTGTTCTGCTGAACCTGTCATAACACCTACACATAAGTAAGCAAATACAATAACAATGGATATAACAAACCATGTTTCCCACATAGTTTGCTTAGAATCTGAATAGGTTTTAGGTTTTTTACTCATAACAAAGATGAATTAAAGGTTGATTAATAGTACTGTAGAAATAAAGAATAAGCTTATTATAAACAAGCCTATTCTGTAGTGTGTTTTAGCTTTCATATTTATCTATGGATAGCATAAGAAGCATTAGCACCTGTTTCACGTAGTTCTTTCATAAAAATTGAGAACCAATATTTGATGTATGTTTTCATGGTAATATGTTTTAGTGGGTTGGTTTTAATTGTTTGTTTTAATTGTAAATGTAATAATATAACTTCCCTAATAATACAAAATGTTATCCCTGACCGTACCCAGACGGAATTATGACTACTTGTTTGTCCTGCACACTATGATGCAGATTATATTACTAGTTAAGCTATATTGTAAAGATAAAACAATTTACATCCTTATGCTATCTTGTTGTTATTGGACTATAAACTACTATGGAGTGTAGATAATAACATTGCATTTGTAATATAAATTGTTTTTAATTATTTTACCATGTAATAGTAATGTCATTTACGTAAAGTATTGCAGTACATGTCATAGAGACAAAAAATGCTAAGAACTTAAATAACACTGTATCGTCATAATTATTACGCCATCTGGTAGACTTTGTAGTAAAAACTGCATAGTACATAAAAGCATAAAGTAATATTGCGAATACTACATAAGGAGCATAGTGTGATATTGGAATATTCATGGTTATCTAAATTTTGATTTATATTATTGGTATTATCTTACTGAAGTATTCTTCAAATATTACATTGTCTGGTATATCTTTATGTCCAAACATATTAGCCATTTCTAACGGAGTGTAACCATTTAAGTTTACACCTTGTCCACTGTATGCAACGTAGAATGTTAATCTTGGCATTGCCTTAGCAAAAGAGTATAACAGTGTTATCTGTCCTATAATGTCTCTAGTAGACACAGAAGGATGAACTGACTTAGTTAAATCTTTAGTGCATATTGCATAGGAGTTACCCTGTATTCCTACAGATTGTCCATAAATAGCTCCAAACTTTTGTCTAGCTATTAATGCTGCACCTTTACCATGTCTACCTTGAGTATTAGAACCAAAGACAAATATGGAATTGTCATCTAATTGGGTAATTAACCCTTTATATGTTTTCATGCGTATTTAGGTATTAAGGGTTAGTAAATAGTTTGTAGTCTATTGTGGTATTTAGATTTAAGCTATTATGATAATGTTTATTAAATAGGTAATATGGAATATGTGCTGAATAGTGGGTGTTGTGTTGTAGAACACGCTGTAACCGTGACTCTCATTGACTTTATGACATATATTCCAAGATAATAATACTCCAAATGAGTGAGGGTTTTGAGAGGAAGCCTTACAATAAAAATAACTATAAACCTAATTAAACTTTTATGCATTATCCGTTAATAAGCCATTAAAAAGAATACGTATACACTATGTTTGCACATAATGTATACGTTATTCCTGGGTAATGTGTTACAGACTAAATAACACATTGTTACTAGTCTCCTTAACATTGGTTAAGCAGGCATTATCATAGTCGCCATTCTCTATCAGCATTTTCATCTCCTTAGTGGAGTCAATGTCTTGTTGGCATTTGAAGTTACTGGTTCCTATTGCTAGGAATAACTTGTTTGTAAGCGGACTTCTTACCACGTCTGCTTTAACATTGTCCAAGTTAAGCTTAGCTTTGAACTCATTGATAGTCAAGAAACTTACATTCGCTGATTTGGGAGTTGAAGTTGTCATAATATAGGTGGCTCTGCTATATGCCCGAGCTAGGCTTTTTTAAGTATTTAATTATACTCCTAATAAGTGAGGGTTTTGAGTCTAAATTTTAAACTTTTACACATTATACGGTAATAAGCCTTTAAAAAAGTATACCTATCCACAATGTATCTCTACAATGTGAACAGGTATAATATTCTATGATGTATTGACACACTGTATTTCTACAGTGTATCTTTACAATGCTATTCTACAAAGAGAATAACACGTTGTTTGCAGTTTCCTTCACGTTGGTAAGACATGCGTTACCGTAATCTGCATTTTCGATGAGGAATTTCATTTCTTTTCCACCATCTATGTCCTGCTGGCATTTGAAGTTTGAATTTCCGATAGCAACAAACAGTTTGTTTGTCAAGGGAGAACGTACAACGTCTAATTTGACATTGTCTAAACCCATTTGAGCTTTAAATTCAGTAACCGTAAGAAATGTAACGTTAGTGTTTCTTGGAGTAGACATAATATGTTGAGCTCTATTGTAATCCCGAGCTGGGCTTTTGTTGACAATGATTATTCATTGCTATAAATAGGTGAGGGTTTTGTGCTGATAGCTCAGCGTTATAATACCCAATACAACGTTAGTTGCATTAGGTATTAGGTTATTGTGTACGTGAAGCTTCTACGGTAGTTAACCATATAGTGTCACTACTAATCTCTTCAATGATGACAGAGCTACCTTCTTGAGGTATTGACTCTTCATCATCATTCCATACGAATGAGTATTGAATAGGATTTTCTTCTTCTTCTTGTGCAGTATAGTCTACAATGAATGCAGGTATAAACACAAGGTTTAGGATAACAGACAAGATGATAATGATGTTCTTTAACATGATAATAGGTATTAAGGTTAGTATTAATGAGTGAAGGTTTTGTTAGTGGCGTATAACCACTAACACAAGGGCAGCGAATACAAAATCCATGTATACTGTAAGGCATGCAATAAGCAATGGTCTTTTATGCTTTTGACCAACGAATGTGATAAGTGTGAACATAACAATAGGTATTAAATTAGTTAGTAGTACATATCATTATGATATGTAACAATGAGTGAAGGTTCTGAGTACAACAAGCAGTACAGTTGAACATGAAGATGATAGGTACAACAATCAAGTGTCCTAAGTATCAACAGGTCAACTGTAACAAGTACTAGTTGTAACATCAAGTAAGATATACATAATATATATTACGCCAAGAAATAAGCTTTCCATGTAAGCATGGGAGGGGACTTATACTTGCTCAGAATAGGTGAGGGTTTTGTCTCAAGGTAGTCTACACTCTCAATAAATTTCTACCAAAAAATTTTTCCAAAATAATTTTTACACTAAACTTCATTACTATATCTTTGTTACCTAACATGTTAAATTTAAAAAGATAAGCTATGAAGAATTATGTAAAGATTGTGCAAGCAGTACAGTATCTAGGAGATATTAATGTATTGAAAGGTTTAGTAGCAAAGAAGGATTTACTTCAAGAAGAAGGCAATGTTTACTTAGCTAAGTTCCCAGGTTCTTCTGAGAAAGGGTACTGGAGATTAAAAGAAACTGACTACGTAACTGTAGAAAATGGTGAAAATTTTGTGTATAAGAAGGAAAAGTTTGAAAAAGATTTTGATGAGGTTATTGTAAAAGATGAACCTAAAGATAAGATAGCAACAGATAATATTAATGTAGTAGAACCTGTGGAAGTTAAAACATCTAAAAAAGGTTTTCCTAAAAAGGATGATGTAAATAAAAAAGAGTAACTTTGTAGTTCTCACATACAAAATGTCTTATTGTATAACCCTAGCTATCTCGCCAGTAGTCTAGGGTTTTCTTTTGTAGATAAAATTTTATTTTTCATAATAGCTTTTCTTTAAATATTATTCTTAACTTTGCTTCAGATTAATCTTTAAGGTATATGAAAAATTTCCACCATAGTAATAAAAAACATAGTGCAAGGTTCTCTAGTATGGAAGAGTTTATTGAAGCCGTAAAAGCTGTTGAGATTAAAGAGAATCCAGGTAAAGGTATACTTGGTCAAGTTAAAGAAAAAGAAATAGTAATTGTTAAAAAATTAAAAAATGGAAGAGAGTAATGAAAAAATAGTAATGCCAGTAAACACTAGTGATAATTTTGCAGAACCTTCTGGGAATACTTATAAGGGTAGGAGAGAGTTACTTACTGACTATTGGTGTGAAATGAAAAAGCAAGCTAGGGCAGAAGGTAGAGACTACACTGAAGATGATAAGCAAGCTGATATAGAAGTAGCTAAACTAAAGTATCCTTTTGAGGGAAGATACGTTATAGATGCTCTAGGTAATGTTCAACCTTTAAAAAAGATATAATGATACAAAGAGCTATAGAAGATTTGAGTGAAATTGATTATAACATATCACATTTAAATATTATTAATCCCTTTTTACCAGTAAATTTAACTCCTAAAGAAGTTGAAGTATTGGCTGCTTTTATGGCTTTAAAGGGTGAGTTAGCACAGAAAGATAGATTCGGAACTACCTTTAGAAAAGAAGTTAAGACAGGTCTTAAGATGTCTGATGGTGGCTTATCTAATCACTTGACTAACCTTAAGAATAAGGGGGCCATTAAAGAAAACCTAGATGGTAATCTTAGTATACTCACTTATCTATTTCCTGAAGAAAATCAACAATTTTATCAATTTAAAATCATAAAGAAATGATAATATACGACATAACATCTACACCTGATTTTGGTAGTGATACAACTTTAGAAAATCTTATTACTTTTGCTGTAGAAAAAGGAATACTCCTTTATGACTCTAGTAAAAATGGGGATAAGCCTTATTTATTAGGGGAAACTAAACAAGATATAAAGATAGTAGATGCAAATAAATTAGATATAAAACAATTTATAAATGATAATAAGTAATCAAGAATTAGTAGAAGAGTTTTATGAACTTAACAAGCATTTATATCCTGGTATTAGTTTAGAGGATATGAAACTATGTTGTAATACTCCTTTCTTATTTGTAAGAAAAGAAATGGAAAGTGGGGAATTAAAGACTATAAGGCTTAAGTTTTTTGGTACATTTCTTACTTATCCTAATAGGATAAAGTTTGTGCTTATTAGAATGGAAGAACAATTCAAGAGTTTAACTCTGTCCGCTAAAACTTACTTTGAAAAGAAAGCAATAATTGATAAATACTTAAAAAAACATGGAGACATATAAAATTAGATGTACTTGTAGTTGTCATAATTCTAATGGAATGGTAATGCACATCCAAACTTGTTGTAACAATGGTTATGTTGACATGCCGGTATTTAAAGAAGGGCAATACCTTACTAATAAAGATTTTCTCAAATACTACTATAAAGATATAGGTTTTATAGAAGAACAATTCTCTGTAGAGTACTCAGGCCGTCAAGTTGAGGTAAACCCTGAATGGGAAGCTGTGGACAATACTATGGGGGGTAAAACATATACAGTAAAACCTAAAGAAAGATGAAACACAAAAGAACTCCCAATGATGTGCTTGCTTACATAATAGGGAAATACAGGTATAAACTTTTTTATAACGTAAAGCTTCAGTTCTTAATAAGAAACCATATCTTTGAACAGATACAATGGAGAATCTCTGTAATGAACTTAGATTGTTATCTTGAAGGAAGTTGTATCAAATGTGGTTGTGATACTACTGCATTACAAATGGCAAATAAAGCTTGTGTTGGGGAGTGTTACCCTAAAATGATGAATAAAAAAGAGTGGAAAATATTTCAAATCAATTTAAAAATTAATGATTATGACAGACTATTGGCAGAGTAAAAAAGTAGACTTTGGGACAATTAAAAGAAATGGTTCTAGGGATTTTGAATTTCAAGGTACAATTAGAATACCTGAAGTAACAGAGGTAAGAGCCAGTTGTGGATGTACTAAAGTAAAGTATGACCCTAATACTAGACTACTTAAAGTAAGGTTTGATGCAGGAGAAATTCCTAATCACATTCAAGGTAACCAAAGAGTTTTTAAAACTATTGATATTACTTACAAAGATGGTAGTAAAGATATATTAACAATAGAAGGAATTAAAACTAGATAGTATGCAAAAGAATAATATACTTGCTGACCAATCTTTTCTTGATGGAGAAGAAAGAAATTTTATGAGAGAGTTAGAGAGACAAGCTTTTTTCGGTAAAGTTGAAGAAGATGAACAATCTTATGTTGAGGGTCCAGATAAGAAACAAGATACAGATAAAAAGAAACATAGAAATCCTATGTCACATTTAATACCTAAGAAAAATAAAAGAAAGTAGTATGGAATATAAAATTGAAATTACAAGTGAGTTACCTCACCAACAAAGAGTTATTGAGGAAGCAAATGAGTTAGGTATTAAAGTTGATGCTTTAAATACTTTTATAAATTCAAGTCCTATTTTTAAAGGGCTAGAAATAAATGAAAGTGAAAGACTTAGACATCAGAGGTACATTATGATTAGTTATTTTAAAATACTAAAAGAAAGAATTAAAAATTTTTAAATTATGGGAAAAGTAATGATAGAAGACTATGTAAGATTGGCAAAAGTTAATTCTACAGTAGCAAAGGAATTTGAATTATTTAAAAAAGAAATCTTTAACAAGACCTTAGTATGGGAAGGTGTAAGAGATATTAGTAAAGGTGGTCAATTACATAATGTAGCTGGAGACACTGGTGGCTGGACTTTATGGGGTATAGCTTATAATCATAATAGTGGAATGTTTAAAAACTTTGATGACTTTAAAGATACAACTTATGAAGAAGCTGCAGCTCTTGCTTACACAAAGTACTACAGGGCTATTAATGCTTTTATACTGCCTGTTGAATCTCGTCTTATGTATTTTGATATTGCTTACAATATGGGGAATATGAGGGCAATAAAGCTTATGCAAGGTTGTGCCGGAGTACCTCAAGATGGATTAATTGGACCTATGACTAGGGAAAAGATGAAGTTTGTTACTGAAGAGTGTTTGTACAATGCTAGAAACACTACTTATAACAACATAGTAAGAGCTAACATTAAGATGAAGAAATTCATTAAAGGTTGGTTAAATAGAAGTGTAGCAATCTTTAAAGCTTAAATTTATGAGTCTATTATTCACATTAGAAAACAAAATAGTTAAACCTAATATAGAAACTCTTCTCATGTCTCCTTTTACTGAAATATGGGAAAGAGATGTCAATCCAGGTAAATTCGTTGCTATGGAGGAGTTTACTTATATTGAGTTTATGGTATCTGTTAATAAGACAAATCCTTATAAAGGATACCCTGAAGATGAAAGAAGACAAAGGCTTAATGTGGACATTATGAAACATGATAACTATGTGCCTGACGAGTTGGTACTTAAAGGAATTGCTGTGCTTCAAGATTTTCAAGCCAATGCTTCTGCTACTTATAACTACTATATGTCAGTTAAAAAAGCAGCTCTTAGGCTGCAGAATTTCTTTAATACATTTGACTTAGATGCAGTAAATATCAAGACAGGTAATCCTTTACTTAAACCTAAAGATATTACATCTGCTTTGAATGATACTGAGAGAGTACTACAAAATCTTACTTTACTTGAAGAGAAAGTAAACAATGAGATATTTGAGAGTGTAAAAGTTAAAGGACAAAAAACTGTAAGTGTTTTTGCTAATCCTGATACATTGTAAATATGACACTAATAGAACATAATCCAAGAACAACTAAAGTTACTAGTAAACACTTAAGAGGAGAATTTCATACTATAGTTATTCTTACTATGGATGATTTAGAAAACTTAGAAAGAGTTAGAGGAATGAGCATAGATATTTTATTTGTACCTAGAAAATTAGAAGAGTGGGAATGGGAAGAAGTAAAACATAGTGTTGCAGGACAAATGTATATATTATAAAATATGAGTGTAGTAAATTCAATAAGGAATCCTGATGGTATATGGATAAATTCACAAGCTTTTAGAGAAGAAGCTTTGAATTTTAAGAAGTATGGCTACTATTGTGCAGACCCTGAAGGAAGTCCTGATTGGTTTAACTATTGGCAGGAACAACGTAGAAGATGTAGGTATGGTTATACTGTAGGTGGTTCTAGAATAACCGGGGACCATTATTTTTATCTAAACTTTTGTCCCATAATGAAGACAGAAGAAGATGAAACAGGTACTAATGCTATCAAAAGAAAAAGAGTACTTAAGGGTAGTAAGAAAAAAGAATTCCCTGATTTTTGGGATGGAGATTACAATTATTATTGGTCAAGGGAAATAGCTAGAAATGGTATATTAGATTCAGGTCTTATTACAGCTGAAGAAGCTGATGAGATTTATAATCTTCCTGATTTAGAGCAAGCTCTAGAAATGAAAAAGGTATTTGATTCTCTTCATTTAGAAGTAAGAATTGAAGTAGATTACCTTTATGGTGGGTATAATTTAATTGTAGGTAAAGCAAGAAGAAAGGGATACTCTTTTAAGAATGCATCTATTGGAGTTAATAATTATTTAACTAGACCTGATAAGCTTTCCATATTTGCTGCAGAAGATAAGAAGTACCTATATCCAAAAGGTATCTTTACTATGGCAAACAATTACTTAAACTTTATAACTCAGCATACTCCGTGGGTATATCCTAGAGATGTTATAAACCAAGCTTCCAAAGGGCACTTTAGAGCATCAACATTAGAGACTCGAAACGGAGTCCCTGTAGAGGTAGGATTTATGTCAGAGATTATGTCACTTACATTCTCAGATAATCCTGATGCTGCAAGGGGTAAGGATGCTTATGATTTAATTTTTGAAGAAGCTGGTTCATTTGGACCTCCAGGTTTGCTCAAGGATAGTTATAAAGCTTCTGAGGATTGTGTAATGGATGGAGATGTTAAGACAGGTCTTATTACAATATTTGGTACATCTGGAGATATGGGTGGTGGTACTGCTGATTATGCAGAGATGCATGGTAGTCCATTAAGATTTGGATTAATGCCATTTCAGAATGTATGGGATGAAGATAGTGAAGATACTAAGTGTGGATTCTTTCATCCTATTACTTGGAACATGCCCGGCCACTATGATAACCAAGGAAACTCTGGTATTGTATCCGCTAAAGAAGCGGAGTTAAAAGTTAGAAAAACTAGAAAGGATAATGGTGCCACTAGTTCTGACATGCAAAGTAGAATGCAGGAAAAACCTTTTGGTCCTTTTGAAGCATTTGGAATGGTGTCCACTAATAACTTTCCTGTACTAGAATTAAAAAGGCAATTAGATATCACTTTATCTAAAGGCCTACATTTAACTAAAGGTACACCTGTAAAACTTTATTATGACTATGAGACTAAGAAAGTTAAAGCAGACCCTATCTTAGATGGAACTGATAACGCTATCCATAGAAGAATGCCTGAAAATACTTCATTAGCAGGTTGTCCAATAATTTATGAATATCCTGCAGATACACCTGCACCTGGAGCCTATAAAATAGGGTATGACCCATATAGACAAGACAGAGGTACATCTCTTGCAGCTATTATTGTGTACAAAAGTGTAATCATAGGGCATAGAACTAAAAGAATTATAGTAGCTGAATACACGGGAAGACCTAATGAAGCTGATGATGTTAACTACATTGCAAGACTTTTTGCTGAACTTTATAATACTAAAGTCATGCATGAGAATGATGTAACTCATGTTAAGAGTTATTTTAGAAGAAGAAAACAGTTACACTTTCTAGCTTATCAACCTGATGCTGTAATTAGTAAAAATGTAAAAAATAGTAAGGTAGCCAGAGTGTATGGCTGTCACATGATTGATAAATTGAAAGATGCTGGTGAAAAATATATTAAAGACTGGTTATTAGAAGTAATTGATTTTGATGAGAATGATGACCCTGTTAGAACTATAGATAGAATCTACTCTCCAGGACTACTAGAAGAACTCATAGCTTATAATAGAAAAGGTAACTTTGATAGGGTGATGGCTTTAATGCAAGTTATGTTTCAAGAAGAAGAAGATGCTTTAACTAAAGTATATGAAGAGAAAGCTAAGCCTGTTTCTAACAAAGGTAAAAAGTTAGTTGAAATGATGTCTAGAATGCATGGTAAAAATAATAGTGGTAATTTGAATAATAGATTAAATTAAATTACTATTTTTGTAAACACTTAATATTAGTAAATGGGAACTAGAGCAATTATAAAGGATACAGAAAGACTTACTAAGGCACAGAGAGAAGAAAACAACTTTCAGTGGTATAGAGAAAAAATAGATTCTTTTGATGTACAGGCTAATGGAAACCACAATACTAATAGTGCTGGTATTTCTGAGCACAAAAGAATGCAAGTAAATTACAATCTTAATAATAATATTCTTGACCTAAAAGATTTTGAATATGTATGTAGTCCCTTTGGAGCCAATGTAGGGGAGCTTCCAGCTAAGATGGTTAATAGAGATATTTCATCTAACAGGATAAAAGCTCTTCAAGGTATGGAGATGAAGAAGCCTTTTAATTATAAGCTACTTGCAACTAATCCTGAAGCTACTAATAGAAAGAAAACAGAAGAAACCTCTAGACTTAGACAATATGTTATTGAAGGTATAATGAAACCTATTCAACAACAAATTGAACTTCAGTACCAAGAGGAACTTAATGGGAAACTTACCCCTCAACAGAAACAAGAAATACTTCAGAAAATACAAGAAGAAACTGTGGCTCAAACTCCTGAGCAAGTTAAAAAGTACATGAGAAGGGAACACCAAGACCCTTCTGAAATACAAGGTCAACAAATTCTAAACTATGTTACTAAGGCACAAGATGTAAAAAGAAAATTAAATGCAGGTTGGAAACATGCTTTACTTTCTGCTTACGAAGTGTATTGGATAGGAATCGTTAATGGTAAACCTACTCTTAAAGTAGTAAATCCACTTAGATTTAGTTTTCAAAAATCTGATGAAGTAGAATTTATTGAAGATGCTAATTGGGCTGTAGCTGAATTTAGAATGCATCCAGCTGAGATTGTTACTATGTTTGATTTAACAGAAGTAGAAATTGATAAGGTCTATAGTAACTATTTGCAGAATACAGGTATGCATGCTCAGCATAATTTGTTTCAGTTTGGAGATGAGGTAGCTTCTGATTCTAAGATAGGAATAAAAGTAATACATTGTCAATTTAAAAGTTTAAGACAAGTTGCTTGGCTAGACTACATTGACCAAGATGGTGTTTTACAGAAAAAGTATTTAGTAGATGAAAGCTACAGGTTAAATAAAGAAATTGGTGATGTAGCTATTTCAAGGGAATGGATAGTGCAAACTTATGAAGGATATAAAATAGGTGCGGATATTTATAAAGATATGCAGCTCGTAGAGGGTCAGTTAAAGGATATGGACAACATATATCAATCCAAACTTTCGTACTATGGAGCTGTATATGATAATATGAACTCTGACCCTACTTCTATAATGGATAGAATGAAGGTTTATCAGTACTACTACAATATTGTAATGTACAGAGTAGAACTTCTTATGGCATCTGATGATGGTAAGAAAATCTTAATGAACATTAATGCTATACCAGAAAGTGCAGGAATTGATATTGAAAAGTGGCAATACTTTTTTAAGAGTTCTCCTTTTATGTGGTTTAATCCTGATGAAGAAGGTATGAACCAAAGTGATATTAATACTGTAGCTAAAACTTTAGATTTATCTTTAGCTTCTGATATTAACAAGTATATTGAACTGGCTGAATACTTAGAACAAAAGTGTGGTAAATCTGTAGGGGTTACAGACCCTGTATTAGGTGAAACTGCAGTGTCTGAAAGAGTAAGTAACAACCAACAAAATCTTGTACAAACTTCTTATATACTTGAACCTTACTTTGAATTACATAATTGTGTAAAGAAGAATGTACTTCAAGGTTTACTTGATACAGCTAAGATAGCTTATGTAAACTCTGACTTACAGGTACTTACTAATGTGTTAGATGATATGTCTGTAGAAATATTAAACCTGGATTTAAACTTATTAGCCGGAAGTACTTTAGGTTTATTTGTAGAAGACAGTTCTATCTCAGAAGGTATTAGAGAAACTATTCAAAACTTGGCTCATGCTGCAATGCAGAATCAAAAAATTGAACTTTCTGATGTACTTAAAATTATTAGACAAGATTCTATACAAGAAGCTAGTGAAATACTTGAGGTTGCTGAAGGAACTAGAATTGAGAGAGAACAAGCCAACTCTGAAGCAGATAGAAAGTTTAAATCTGAAGAAGCTGAAAAAGCTAGAGCTTACGAAAAGGAAAAATGGGAAAATGAAAAAAATAATATCATTCTTAAAGAAGAAGAGAAAAGAAAAACTGACATTCAGAAACAACTTATACTTACTGTTGGGTTTGACCCTAATAAAGATCAGGACAATGATGGCATACCTGATGCATTGGAAGTTGCTAGAGATGGGGTTAATGCTGACATACAGATGAAGAAAGAAGCTAGGGAGAGCAGAGCTTTAGACCATCAAATTGAAAATGATAAAGAAAAGAACAAGATTGATAGAGCTAAAATTAATAAAAAATAAGAAATAGCTATTACTCTTTAATTAAGTCAAGTAAAGAATTAAACTTGCAATTTATAAATAATTAAACTTAAATTTGTACCATTATGAGTAAAACATTAGACAACTTCGGAGGATTTGATAGTAATTCACATGACTTTTTTGGAGAAAAACAAGAAGTTGAAGTGCTTACCGCTGAAGAAATAGTAGAAAAAGTAACTGAAGATAAAGTTACTGAAGATAAAGAAGAAACTATCAAAGCAGAAAAAGCTGAAGATAAAGCAACTGATGACCAGTTTAAAGAATTTGATGTTTCTAGTAATGAAGACGATGATGATGATGATGATGTAGATGACTTACCTATAAAAGATAAGAAGAAAGATAAAGAAGAAAAGAAAGAGCCTGCTGCAAAAGTGAGTAGTATGAGTACTATAGAGTTCTTAAAAGAAAAAGGTTTAGTATCTTACGAATTAGAAGAAGGTGCTGAAATGACTGAGGATTTAGCACAGGAAATATTGGAGGGTAGCTGGGAAGATTCTATTCAAGATGGAGTTGCAGATATAATTAAAGACCTTCCTGATGCAGTTAAAGATTTAGTAAAGTTTGCTTCTCAAGGAGGAAATGTTACAGAATTGCTTTCTAAAATGTCTTCTCATGCAAGAACAGGTTTAGATAAAGATAGTGATATGTCTGAAGAAGCTAACCAAATTATAGCTGTTACTTTAGACCTACAGTCTCAAGAATATGATGAAGAAGATATTGCTGCACAAATAGATTTTTTAAGAGACAGTGGTAAATTAGAAAACTATTCTACTAAGGCTTATAAGAAATTATTAGCTAAGCAGGAAACAGAAAGAAAAGCAGGTATAGCTGAAAACGAAGCTAATAAAGTAAAGAATAAAAGAGTAGCCAAAGAATACAAAGAGAAACTATCTAGCCATCTTAGTTCAGTAGAGAACTTTAAAGGCATTGTAATTAACAAGAAAGATAAAGAAAGTCTTCCTAGTTATATTGCAGATTTAAAAGTTCCTCTTCAAAATGGTACTACAGTAAGTAAGTTCCAAGCTGACTTATTTGCAATACTAGGAGATGAAGCAAAATTAATAGGATTAGCTAAAATTATTAATAGTGATTTTGATTTCAGTTCTATAAGCAATAAAACAATAACAGACTTCTCTAAGAAAACTCAAGCTAGTATAGAGAACTCAGATAAAATAAATTTAAAAGGGTCTTCGGCAAGTTCACAAAAACAAAAGAAATCTCTAGCAGATTTACTAGACTAATATTACTAATTAAAAATGTAAATAACTATGGCTACATTAGGAAATAAACTCATTATCAAAGAGATGGAGTGGAATGCAAATATGACTGAGCAGTCTCACTTAGGGAAAGCTTTACTTGCAAAACCACACAGATTGATAGGAGAAATGGACAAATTGTTTTCAGCACAAAACTATTACTCTGATAATCCTATCAGTTCTACCTTAATGGGTAGTCCAAGAACAGAGGAAACTATTGCTGCTACAGAATGGGAATGGGAATTGAAAGGAGCTAACACTAGACCTCTAGTTGTTATTTCAAATGTAGAACCAACTACAAATGTAACTCCAGGAAAATTTAGAAAAACATTCAAAATTAAATTGGATGAAAACTGGTATCTTCCAGGGGATGTTATTTTCCCAGGTACTTCTAACAAGAAATACCAAGTAAGGATTCAAAATCAAGGTCAAAAATCAGGGGATGGTACAGTTTATACTGTAAGAATGAACTCTGATGATCCACAAGCATTTATGCCTATTAAGTACTTGAAACCTGGACAACAATGGGGTAAATTATTCTCTCAATACGAGGAAGCTGCTGAGCAATCAGGTTCTACTGTATTTAGTATGCCAATTGCTTTCAGAAACAAAATGTCTAAGTACAGAAAAGAATACAGAATTACTGACTATGCTTCTACTGAAGTTTTAGCTGTAGCTATTCCTGATTCAAAAGGTACATATCACAACAGCTGGATGCGTTATGCTGAAGTTGAATACTGGATTCAATGGTACAGAGAAATTGAAAGAGGTTACTGGTATTCTAGATCTGCTGAAACTGTACTTGGTGCAAATGGTAGACCTGTAAGAATGGGTCCTGGAATCCAAGAACAATTGGAAGATTCTCATCAACACAGATATTCTATATTGACTGCTAAGTTAATTGAAGAGTACTTGCAAGATATTTTCTATTCTAGAGTTAAACCTGGAAAAGGAAGACAAATCAAAGGATACACAGGAGAATACGGAATGTTACAATTCCACAGAGCTATCCAAGACTGGCAAGCTAAATCTTCTTTCATTAAAAATGTTGAAGTTTATACAAACAAAGTACAGTCTGATGTGCATACAAATGCATTAGAAGCTGGGTACCAATTTGTAAGATACAACATGGCAAATGGAGCATCTTTGGAATTGATCCACAATCCTCTTTATGATGATAGAGAAATCAACTTTGAGATTGATGAAGTAACTGGATTCCCAATTGAGTCTCAAAGAATTACATTCTTAGACTTCTCAGGAGAAGGTAAAAAATCTAACTTGAAAATTATGAACAAGAAAGATGGTTTCAGCTTCACTTATGTTGAAGGTATGTATGGTCCTTATGGTCCTAAAAATGGTGGTTCTTCTGCACATGCTGGAGATTACTATGAAATGCACGTTGGAAAATCTGGAGGAATCCATATTGAAGATGTAACTAAATGTGGTGAATTGATTTTATCAAGAAACTAATAGTAGATAAATAAAGAACTACCTTAATTAATTTTAAGGTAGTTTTATTTAATTAAAACATTTATATTTGCTTAAAATAATTAAAAAGAAAAATTATGAGCACATTAGTAGAAGTAAGACCTATCGAAGTCAAAAAATGGCACGGAAAAGTAGGCAGTGAGTCTTTCACAAGGCCAAAGAAAATGCAAGCATTAGTGGACACAGAGACAATGAAGTACTCTACAGGTCTATCCGTTGCAGACATAAAAGATTTAAAAGCTAAAGGAATTAAGTATGATTTGTCAGATAACTTTGACTCTGAAGTTCCACATCCTTTTTGGGATTCAAACATGAGTATGTTTAAATTAGAAAACAACACTATGTTTTTTGATGTAAGTTTACCTTTAAACTTTATTAAGGTTAAGATTATGAGAGCAAGTAAATACATTGCTAACTCAATGTCAGACTATAATGAAGGTCTTTATCCTGAAGCAACACACGTACTTTTTGATGAGTCAGAAGAAGCTGATATTGTAGCAAGTAAAGTTGCCACAAAAACTAAGGCTATTGTTGAAGCATCTAAATTATCTGTTGATAAGAAAATTGAGCTAATTATGATTATAGATGGTAAAAACCTAAAAGGTCAAAGCTCATCTTTTGTTGAAGTGGCTCTAGACAAGATTATTACTAAAGATGCAGATTCTTTCTTAAGACATTTAAATATGGATAAAAAAGAAGTTACTAACTATGCTTTAGTTCTAGAATGTTTACAGAAAAGTATCTTAAGAAAAGAAGGTCACAAAATCATGCACATGGATTCCTTACTAGGAATAGATGAGTTAGAAGTGGCTAAGTATCTTTCTGAAGATGAAAATCAAGACTTAAAATTAGTTCTTTTATCACAAGCTAATAACTAAGAGATATGACAATCAAGGAGATGCATTATGATTTTAAAAGAAAATTCAACAAGGTTGATAGTCAAAAGAATAGAAATATTCTTGTGCCTGAGATTGACCTATACTTAAATGAAGCTGAAGAAATCTTTGTAAAATTAATTGCAGAACCTAGGAAAAAAGGTAGTTTAGGTTTTGAAACTAGTCAAAGAAGTACAGAAGACATTAGGTCTATTGTTGTAACCTCTTTAATAGTCCCAAATTCTATGACTGGAACAGGGGTTTTACCTACTACATATAGATATTATGTAGCAGGTAAGGCTACTATAAGTAAAGGAAAATGTTTGAATAATAAAGCTAAATTAGTTATTATTCAACATGATGATGAAGCTGAAGACAGTGTCTTCGATAAGTCTTCCTTTGAATGGAGAGAAGTTAATGCTGTATTTAATTCTGATGGATTGAAGGTGTTTACTGATGGTACATTTACTGTTAATAATGTTAGTATTACCTATATACGCAAGACTAGTTATATGCACAATGCTGAAGATTTCAGAGTCGGTGGATATGAGTTGTCTCCTGGAGTAGCCTTAATTGGCTCTGTAAATTGTGAACTTCCAGACCATACTCACAGGGAAATTGTTGATATTGCTGTAATGCTTGCATCTTCGGAAATTCAAACTTCTGATTATCAGGTAAAACTGAACAAATTGAATTTTAATCAAATTATCTAATTAAAAACGTATTATTATGAGTAATAGAAACAATGACGTGTTCCAAGTTCTTGTAACTAAAGGAAACCAAGCTGTTCTAGGTGCTGGCGCAGACATCTCTTCTTTGGCCGTAGGTCAAATAGGGGCTTTTGATGTAAACACTGGTTTATCTATTGGGCCTGCTACTTCTCCTATGTCTAGAGACTTCTACTTTGCAGTAGGAATTGACACTATGGGAACAGGTGCTTTAGGAGACATTAGAACTTCAGCAGGACAAAATATTCAAAAAGCAGGTATTACTGCTTACACTTTTAGAGCTCATTCTGCGGGAAGACCTAAGATTGTAAAAGTAGGTGCTTATGGAATTGTAGGAGATACAGATTACGGAATTAAAGTAGAGTTCAGAAACTCTAAGATTTCTAATATCCAAGGTCAAAATACTTTTACTAAATCTTTCGTAGTGAGAACTCCTGAAGGAGCAGTTGATGCTAATGTACTAACTAAGCTTTTAGTAGCTGAAGTATCTTTAGATGAAACAGGTATGCTTTCAGCTAAGTTTGTAGCAAGACAACCATTAACTATTATTACTCATGGAACTTCAGCAGATTATGCTACAGGAGCTACTATGACTTTAGCTGATGTAGATAGATTAATTGTATTTAACTTGACTGCTGCAGCTTCAGCTAAAGTCTACTCAGACTTTACTTTACAAAGTGCACCAGTTAAAGTAGGAGCTAATTTCCAAATCAACTTAGGCTTCCATAAATTTGTAGAGACTAATATTACAGTATCTGCAGTTGAAGGATTTAATTCTGCAGTAGTGATTTCTACTACACAAGAATTAGCTTATGAAGAAGGTTCTGGAACAAATGTTAAGCAGAAAGAATATCATTCTTCTTCTTACAATGGGAGTGGACCATATGTGTTATCTGAAACTACAGGTACTGCAAAAGGAGATATTCTTTATTTAGCAATTGATGCCATTAAGTATGACCAATTTGCTTTAGAGTATTTCGTTAAGTCTGCTAGTGGATGGTTAGAATATGAGAATACTTTAAGTACTTTCTTTGCTATCCCTTCAACAGAAACTGTAACTAGAGGTAGTGTAGCTACTTTGTTAGATGCTATAGTTGCTGGTGGTGCTTTTGAGCCTTTGGCTGATGATGCTGCTGCTGCTAATGTAGGTCCTACAGTAGTAGAAGCTAACCCAACTTCTGCTGCAGTTGATGGTATTGCATAATACTTAAATAATTATATATTAAAAAACATCTTTATTTTATATAAAGGTGTTTTTTTATTTTGTACATTTGGCTGAAATAAATGCTTTGCTATGCTTATATCTACAGTAGATTACATTTTCTTAAAGTATAAAGATGTGTATACCTTAAAAAACATTGGAAGTATATCTATTAATTACTCTATTTCTAGAGTAGTGAACAGTGTGCCTAGTGTAATAACTTCAGGTGTTATTTTACCAAGTGCTACCTCAACTTTATCTTTAGGTAACTTTGATGGTACTTATCAATTAGATATAACTGCTGTTAATAATACTGCGGAACCTATTAAAATTAAATACTTTCCTACTTTACTACAAACTATTATTAGCAAAATAAAAGAAATCACTTGTAAAGAATGTGGAAGTTGTGATAAATGTGAAGACCCTAAACTTCAATTATCTTTATTAATAGCTGTCTTAAATTATGCATACTTACAAAGTCCTATTTATAATGAATATTTTGAAAGTCTAAACCTTAATTTAAATGATGTAATCATTAATAAAACAACTAAATACCTTAGTGAAAACTTAGTGTACGGACAAGGTAATGTATCTCCTTTAGTTATACAAACTGTAGGTGCTCACTATTTATCTTTTTATTACACAGATTTAGTAGCAGCAAAAGACCCAGAAGAGGTGTCTTATGTTAAAGCTAAATATAATGCTGCTGATGTTATAACTTGTCTTAACAGTATAGGTATAATTGTACCTAACACTGAAACAGTTACTACTACAGGTATTGATATTTACTACTGGCAGCTACTTACTTCAACTGAAACTATTAATAATGTTTTAGCACCTCTTACAGATATTTACTTAGCTTCTAAAGATAAAGATACTTTAAAGAATTTTAGCATAGGAAAAACTATCAATTACTCTAATATAGCTAAAGCTGCTTTTGTTATTAAAGGAGCTTTAAGTGATAGTTTTGCTTTGTACGACTCGCTCAACAACAATGTGACTGCACAGTTTGATAAAATTTACAACCCTACAACTAAAACAATTTTATTTGTTTCTAAAGCCAATTACAGTTTTAGTAATATATTTTTTAAAATCAAAAACCTTAACATATAATGGGGAACACTAGTGATATACCTGGAGGATTAAGAATAGCGCATCAAGTTGAATTAGATGCTAAGAAACATGCTTTAAGTCAAGCTGTGTTATCAGATTTAGGAGTAGAAAATAATTTAGCTTATACTTATTTTGAAGGCTTAAAAGTATACTGTCAACAGGAAAAAACTAGATGGGAATGGAGAGAAGCTAAAGAAGAAGAAGTTGGCTTACTTACTACTAACTTTGTATACCCTGATGGATGGGTAGGAAATGGTAAAGACTACTCTTTACTTTCTTTTAACTTTTTTCAAGCTTATGAATTAGGAGAAAAAGGTAATGCAGTAACTGCTACAAAAGCTTTTTCAATTCTTACTGATACATCAAATGTTGATAATGACCTTCCGGTACCTTTCTTTGGTAATACAGGTCTATATGACTTTATATTTAAAGATACCTTTTTTACTTATAATCCATTTAAAAAACTAGTTAAATTTATAAATGCTACTTTCACTGGGTCAGTACTTGTACCTAATGCTACACTAGCAGGACAAGCGGTAAATAAAAGTCAACTAGACTTGAAAGTTAACATTTCAGATCAGTCACAGTTTCTTAGGTACGAAGTCACATTTAATGGAGGTTCACAAGTTTTTACTTTACCTAATACCTATTTTACAATAGTTGGTATCCAGGTTCAAGGTATTGGCTTGTCCTTTGCAAATTTTGAATACACACTTACTTCAACAACTCAAGTTACAGTCAATTATGCTTTAGTTGCAGGAGATTACATTACATTTATTTACGGGACAAATGCAAGTGCTAATAATGCACCTTATTATACTCAGGCTCAGATTGAAGAAAAAGTCACAAAACAATACAAAAGAACAATATCAGAAATACGACTTTTATCAGGGGACTTAACAAATATTAATCTTTACACCACAGACAAAGGACAAGAGGGTAACTGGTATTATGATGCAACAGATACGACAAGCCCAGATAATATGGGTACTGTTTTAGTTACTGCTGACGGTAAGAGAATTAAAAGAATATTTACAGAATTAGATTGTCAATATTTTGGTGCTAAATATGATGGAATAAATGACGATGCAATAGCTATTCAAAAAACAATTGATTACGCATTTACAAGGGAAATTGGCGAAATAAAAATAGTTGCCCAAATAACTGTGTTTTCAGCTATAACCGTTAAACAGGGTATAACCCTTAATTTTGGGGGTCACGATATACCAAGATTTAATAATACTACTTCTTTGTGGGAAAATTTAAAAGGAAGTATAATTTTTGTGAAATTTGGGCAAGGTGATGGGGAAAACACAACTGCAAATTCTGTTTTTAAATTTGAACAAGGGGCGGGAATAAAAGGGGTATCTTTCAATTATCCAGAACAAACAATGCAATCTTTAACTCCTGTAAGTTATCCAGCATCTATTGTTATTTTGCAAAACTCATTAGAAAATAAAATTGACGATGTAAACTTTGGCAATTCTTATATTGCGGTTGATGCAAGGAGAGATCACGGACAACTTAAGGTTTCTAAAATTAATGGTTATCCTTTGTACAGAGGTATAAGAATTGGTGGAATGATAGATAATGATTTAGTTTCTGATGTTCATTTTAATCCAGCCTACACTTATACAGGTACGGTTAATAAAGATAATAGCCTTGTAAATTGGGTATGGGATAACGGTATTGTGTTAGAACTTGGTCGCAACTCTTGGAGTAATTACGAAAATATTTTTGGATATAATTATAAAAGAATTGTTTATGGTTACAAGCAGATAGCCAATTTTTTAACGGGGAACACTAAAACAGGAGGGACTGAAACCGCTAATTTCAAAAATATTGGTGGAGACTCGGTTAAGGGAGTTATGGAATTCGAGGGGAAAGTTGGTGAGAATGGCATTACATTCAGTGGTAATTCTCATTGGGGGATAAAAATTTACAATTTAAATGGAGTTGTTAGAAGCCCTTATGATGTATCTTTTACTGGTGAAAATTTATTTAAGTGGAATATAAACACAGACGCTTCACGGTCAGACTTCAAGCTATTTGGGGGGCGTGTACACGACACCGACGAGGATGTTTTTGATATTGACGGTGGCGAGGGTTGCTTGATAACAGGCTTTGAATTTTACGATTTTGCGAAGAAAGTCACAAGCGGTAAAGGCGTGAGGCTCAACAGTACTAAAAGAATGAAAATTGTTTCAAACGAAGTGGACGGGCAAAATTTAGCGTCTACTAATAGATTTATTTTCTTAGGAGCTGCCAATATAGGTACTGTAGTCACCAACAATACAGCCGTTGATTTTACTAACCCTATTGTGGAAATACAAAATAATTCAAACTCTTTTTACTCAATTCAAGATAATTTCTTTAACCCTACTTCTACGAATAACTCTGTTTTAGACAGTCAGAAAGATGTTGCCTCTGTCATTAAAAATAATGCAGACACAAGAAGTGCTACTATGGGTGCTTTGTCAAACTCGAACGTAATCAGTACAGATGTGGGGGGTGGAGTTTTTAGAAATATATTATACTTGCCGTATCAAGGTGATGTATTTAATTACACAGGTACTTTAGACATTCAAGGTATTGATGGAGGCAGGCAAAATAAAATAACTACAATAAGATTTAGCAGTAATGCTGTTACAGTAAAAGATGCTGATGCTGCCGTACCTTTATCCCAAAGGCTAGAACTTTTAGGAGATTTTCAAAACAAAGCAGAGGCATCACTTACATTAATGACTAATGGGACATTATGGTGGGAAGTGTCAAGGAGTTTTAACACTAGCGATATTAGAAATTTTTCTAAAACAGTTGCAGTCAACACAATAATAAACAAAACAGCTAACAGATGGGTTTATAATGGAGGTGCTAATGGGGTATTTACACTGCCTGACAGGGCATTAATTAATGATGGTATTTATTACTTTAAAAATGAAAGTCAATCCTCTTTAACTATAAATAGGGCTGTAACAGATGTTATATTTACAAATGTAGATTCTGTCTCTTTAGTTTTACAAAAGGGTCAAGCTATTTCTCTATTTGATAATGGCACTAAATGGGAGGTTATAGGAGGTTACAGTCCTAATAATGGTTACACAGTAGCTACCTTACCTAGTGGAATTTTGGGAGACATTGCTTTTGTTACAGATGCAACTGCTCCAACTTATATAGGAGCTTTAACAGGAGGAGGAACGGTTAAATGTCCTGTATTTTTTAATGGCACATCTTGGGTAAGTCATTAATAATTAAATTAAATAAGTAACAAAGGTACAATTTATGAACTTTGTCATTTTTAATAGAAAATTTATACACTAATATAAAATACATACATACACATGGGTATTAAAATAAGAAAAGAAAGAATTGAAGACTATACTTCAAATCTGACAGCACTTGCTTTAGCAGACAGACTTTTAAGAGGTGGATACACTGGCTCAGCTAGAGATTTAGAAAATCTAATTATTGCTACTGTAACAGGTGCAAGTGGTATCTCAATAGTACCCACTTCGCCAGCCCCAACGGGTACGGGTATTGCATCATTCACAGCAACCCAAGCAGGAACATACACTAATTACGGGGGTGTAATAGTAGAATCTAACAGTTTTGCTATTATTTCAAGAAGTGCTGCGGGTGCATTTTCTATAAGTCAAACAGCTTTCGATTTGACTACTTATGTAAAAAGCAGCGAATTAGCTAGTGTAATTCCTTCTTTTGCAAGCTCTATAAATAACATCACATACAATAGTACATTAAGAAAAGTAACTGTAAAAAAAGCAGGATTTTCTATTTTATCTAAAGGAATTCGGTATAATATAGTTGGAAATTTAGATTATAATTTAACTCTTCCTCTTTTGGGAACTAGGATGTATTTAATTATTAATTCCTCTATGCTTTCAGGTAATAGTGATATATTATGGGACAATGCAGGTGGAACAAGTACAGGTTTATTCCAATTCTTGGATAATGTAGTACCTACGCAATCGCAAATTTTATGTTTAGTTAGTTATGATGGCACGATACAAACAACGGGATTGTTTTATCAAGCTATAAGCGATAGTTTAAGTAAATTAACGGATTTACTTAAACTATCACCCGTTAATATGGTTCTTCCTGTAGAGTCTGATATTAACTTATCTAATAAAACTAAATACGTAATAGGTAGCATTAGTGGAGTTGTTGAAGATACAAATAATACAAGGATAAAAACAGCAGAGGCGTTTCAAATTATTGATAATCCAACAATAACTATTGCTATTAATAGCGGCTACGAAGTTGCTATACGCTCAGGGGTAATAAGTACTTCATTAGGTGGGGATTCTGCTTGGTTGCTTAATTCTGCAACATACACAGTACCTACAGGAGATAAATTTGTAAAGTTTATTATTAAAAAAACAGATGGGTCAGTATTAACAGACACAAATGATCATGGTTTAAGTATTAAATTTTCATCTTCTATAGTAAAAAACATACCTATTATTGAAAAATTATTACCTGTTGTGCCAACGGTAACTTATGATTTAAAAAATGCGATATGGGTACAGGGCAGTTTCCCCTCTCTTCTTAATGCTAACAGGGTTTCGACTGGAGTAAATCTATATGTAAGTGCTCCTTTTTCTTTACAAATGAGTATTGACCCATTGTATAAAATAGCTGTGTGGTATAGTTTGAATGGGGTAGATTACGATGCAATTTATAATACGGGGTGGAAATATAATGGGAACATTGTTTCTATTCCTGATGGATATAGTTATTTACGAATAATTGTGTCGAGAACAAACGAAGCTTCGATTTTACCTTCGGATATCCCTTCTATAAGTGTACTAGGTTTGAAAACAACTTCTACTGCTAGAATAAGTACATTATCGAACATAAGAGATGCTATATTGCCGTTTCAGAAAATAGAAAAATTAATACCTAAAGAAACTCAATTTTTAGACTTTAGCAAAACAGTTTGGACTTTAGGGTCGCCATTTAGTCCATACGCAAATACACGGATTAATACATTAGTACCTATGATATTGATTTCCCCTTTTAATATAAAAGTAAGTATAAATCCTTTATATAAAATTGGTTGTTCATATTCTGCTGATGGCGTAAATTACTCTACTTCTTTAGATAGTGGCTATGTGTATAATGGTGGTTCTTTTAAGGTTCCGCTTGGGTACGATTATGCGAGGTTTACAATTGCTTTGGTTACTGATGCGGGCGTGAGTGTTAGTAGTTTTATAGATGCAAACGTAAGTTTGACATACTCGTCAGACAAGACTTTTTTGGATTCAACTACTGTGACTAAAATCATTGGCGCGCGCATTGTTAATGATAACCACAACTTTAACACTTACATGGTTTTAAGTCATAGAGGGTTTAATAATGTAGCTCCTGAGAATACATTAGAAGCCTATGCTTTATCTGTTGAAAAAGGATATAAATATTTTGAAACTGACATTTCATGGACTTCTGATGGAGTGCCTGTATTACTGCATGACAATACAATAGATAGAACATCTAACGGAACGGGTAACATATCTTCAATGACGTTTGCGACGGCAAGAACATATGATTTCGGCTCTTGGAAATCTCCAGAATATACTGGAGTGAAAATACCATCTTTTGAAGAGTTTGTACATATGTGCCTATGTGAAAACGCAATTCCCTGTTTTGAAACAAAATCGAATTTATCAGACACTCAGTTAAGCACTCTTTTATCGATACTAAGTAAATACGGTATGTTGGACAAATGTATGTGGTTATCTTCTTATTCGTCTAATTTGGTGAAAATAGTAAACCTCAAGCCAAATGCAACTGTTGTATATGTGCCTTATACTGCAATAACTCAGGCCATGATATCAATAGTTTCTACATTTCAAAATGGGGTTAATAAAGCCTATGTAACAGTTCAGAAAGTACACTTGAATCAAAATACATTGGCTGACATTATTCTTGCTAAAAATAGTAATATAGGCATTATAGCTTGGGATGTTTTTTCAAATGAAGAATGTTTCGAGCTTGCAAAATTGGGAGTTGTCGGGTTTACTGTTGATGCAGTATTGCCGAAAGATATATTAAAACAATCAACTTATTATTTAAGTTAAAACAATAGTTTTTTTTCCACCTCCTTATTAGGGGTTGGCAGTGTTATCAATAAAAAACAATTACAAAGGATCAGTTTATGTCACTAATTAATTTTTTAATAGAAAACTTAGCCATCATCACCGCATTATTTAGCGGTGGTGTTGGTTAACCTTAAAGCAATATGCAAAACATGTGTAATATGAAATATACTAAAGTACAATTATTAAGTGCACTTATAGGAGTAGGTGCATTTGCAGACACAGTTTTTACATTACTTACTGATAATGCTTCTTTACTAATAGACATTGGATTTACAGTTAAAGTAGTATCTTTGATAAAATTAACAGGATTAATCGTTGGAATATTTTCAACTTCATTAATTAAAAATGCTAATCCTCCAAACAAAAAATAATTATGCTCCTAACTGCAATAATAGATTACGAAGACCTTGGACTAAAATCATTACTAATAGCTGCTGTTATAGGTATGGCAGTTGTTGTTAAACAAGTTGTAGTGTCGAAAGATTTAGCTTTAAAAGAAAAAGATGATAGAATAAGGGAAGTTATTTTAAATCACCAGAATGACTTAAAAGAGGCTAACAATGATATGAAAGTGTTTGTAGAAAAATATCATCAATTTACTCAAAACCTAAAAGATTTATTAGATGTTAGAAAGTAAAAATTACGAAGAAAAAATAAAAAACTTACGTAAAGAAAGGTATGAAGTACGTATGCAGTTTGAAGTCATAACAGATAACATATCTAGTATTATGGATAATTTAAACTGTAGAGAAGGTAATTGCAGCATGGTGACGGTAGAAGATTTTAAAGCTGTGAAAATAGGTGAAGTAATTATCTTGACTTCTAAAGTTTCATTTGTTAAAGTTTTAGAAGATGAAAAAGAAATGCATTTTAAAACCTATTTAAAAGCTGGTGGCAAATATGGTATCCATTCACATGATTGTGATGAACATACAACTGTTGTAAAAGGACATTTAATTGAATTACTCAACAAAAGACGTATTTACAATGTTGGGGAAACTGTTGTATACCCATCTAAATCTTTGCATGAACCAGCTTGTGAAATAGATAGTGAATACTATGTAGTGTTTAGAAAGTAAAAGTAAAATTGACTTATTGTAAAACTTTTTATATATTTGTGTCATGGAAAAAATCAGACACATAATTAGAGAGAGTTTTAAAGACCTAGAGTTTAATGAAGAAAAGCACATTTATTCTGTAGGCGGTAAAGCATTTAATGGTTCAGTATCCAAATTAATTGAAACCTTTTATGAAAAATTTGATGCACCTAAAATAGCTCAAAGAACAGCTAAGTACAGAGGTATCACTAAAGAAGAAGTTTTAGCAGAGTGGGCAGCCACCAATAAAGAAGCCATAGACAGAGGAAACAGAGTTCACATATTTGGTGAACTTTACCCATTTAACAGAGGTATGAAACCTTCTTGTCCTCAAGAAGAAGCAGTAGTAAAGTTTTGGGAAGAGCTTCCAGAATGGATAGTACCAGTTGGAGTAGAAATTAAGATGTATCATAAAGTATTTAGATTTCCAGGTACAGCAGATATTTTATTATTCAATACTAAAAATCAAGAATACATTATAGCTGATTACAAAACTAACAAAGACTTGTTTAAGAATTTCAAGGAAAAGAAAATGCTTGGAATGTTTAGTAACTTTTTAGACAATCCTTTTAACCATTATCAAATTCAGCTTTCTTTCTATCAAATCCTACTTCAACAATTAGGAATAAATGTTTATCAAAGAACTGTTATTTGGCTACAACTAGATGGTACTTATAAACTGTACCACACACAAGACTTAACTGAAGACTTAAACAAATACTTATTACTTAGACATGAAAATAACAGAGTTAATACAGAGAGTACAGTCAGCTTATAGTAAAGGTGTACAAAGCAGAAGCTCTAGATTATCGTCTAGGCATATCTATAGTAAACTTGTGTCTAGCAGGCAAAGGCTTATTTCTCAGCAAATTAAAAAGAAACAAAAAGTAAGTGATTGGAGTTATTTAGTTTTACCTTGTGTAGAACTAATTAAAGTTCCTACACATGAATGTCCTTGTGCAGTGGAACCTGGTTGTGAAGTTTTTAGAACTAAATACCCTTTACCAAAGACTCTTACTGATTTAAATAAACATATAATAGAATATGTTATGTCAGTAGAAAATTCTATGCGTATTGAGGAAGTTTCCAGAACAGAACATCTTTTTAGGTCAGGAAACAAGTACACTAAAGATAGTCCTAAGTATGTTATAGAAAAAGGACATATGTACTTTCCGGTAAAAAATTCCCCTGGAGTAATCAGAATAAAACTTTTACCTGAAGACCCTTTAGATGCTTATGCTTACCCAAGTTTGTGTGCATGTACAGACTGTGATGAATGTGAAAGTGTATTTGACAAAGAGTTTCCTATAGATGGAGACATGATAGAAACTTTGATTGAAATGGCCCGCTTAGAAATGGTAGAGATGTTCTCCAAGTCACAAGAAGATATTACTAACAACTCAGTAGATTCAGATAATTCACAAACTAAATGATAAAAACTGAAAGCAATACTAGAGATAGTTATAAGTTATATTTAACTTTGACAAAAGCTCCACAAGATGTTAAAAAGTATATCTTGATTGCAAATGCTTACATGAAGTTTATTATTGGTAAAATTATAGAAGGAGATGAAGTAACTTTACCTGCTAGATTAGGAAGTCTAAGTATAGTAGGTAATAAAAGAAAGTTAAAGTTTGATGCTGAGGGTAAACCTATGTTACCTCCTGACTGGGGTAAGACTAAAAAGTTATGGGAGAATAATCCTGCAGCTAAGGAAGCAGGTAAAAAGGTGTACTGTACTAATGAAGAAACCGATGGAGTAGTATACAAGTACCACTGGTCCAAAAACAGAGTCCCTATTGAAAACAAAACACTTTATGCACTAAGAATGACCAGAGATAATAAAAGAGCTGTAAACAGAGCTTTAAAGAATAAAAAAGAGTATTACGTAAAAAAGATTTGATATGGACAGTAAAGCATTAAGTCATGTAGAGTTAGAAGGAAAGAAAACTTTCAAACTTCCAGAAGGAGCCACTATTGTAAAGCAAAGTGAAAACATTTCTGTAAAGGAAATTGAAAATGGTTTTGTACTAAGAAAGACCTATGATATTCAATACACTCTTGAAGGAATTTCCAATGATACTAAGTATGAATACTTTAGTAAAGAATGGTTTTCTAAAGAAAACCCTATAAAAATAACAATGCCAAAAGAGAAATCTTTGGCAGATAAACTAGACTAAGATGCAAAAATTTCAATTTGTAAGTGCTGACACAATTTTAGCTAAGTACTCTAGAGATTTTAGAGGGCTAGATATTAATGTAGATGACGCAATAGAATGGATAGGAGAAGCTTTAGGTTTTATGAAAATACCTAGTGCATCTGAGGAAGCTATAGCTTTTCTTCAAGTTGAAAATTACCAAGCAGCTTTACCTAATGGATTACATTACATTACACAAATTGCTAAAAAGAATAATTCTAATATTGATGATGGTTCATACAATATTAAAACAATGACTCAAAATTTAGATGGTACTAGTACTGTTGAAGAAGGTTCAGTGGTAGATGATACCTATAATCCTAATTTTATATTTCCTTTTAAATATCTAGCTTGGAATCATAGCCCTTATGTTAAGAAAGAGTTTACTCCAGTAACTTTAGCTGACTCTAGTTTCTTCAATAGCTTAGTTCTTAATGTTCCAGGTTCTGAAGGGTTACACTCTCCTTCAGGTAATGAATATACAATTGTACAAGATAACTTAAGATTCAGTTTTAAAACAGGTTTTGTAGCTGTATCTTATATAAGACAAATGTTAGATTGTGACACTGGATACCCAATGGTTCCTGATGATGAATCAGCTAAGTCAGCTATTACTTATTACTTAGGTTGGAAGTTTAAAGAAAATGAATGCTGGAACCATAGAGAAGGCTCTTGTCAATTAGCTGAAAAAGCTGAAAGTAAATGGCTTAAGTATATTAAGCAGTTTAAAAACAAAGCTAAGATGCCACATGGAGTAGACCAACATCAAAGATTATTGGAATCTGCATTTAACTTAGTTCCTAATCACAGAAAGTATTATGGATTCTTTGGTAAAAATACAGGAGGTAGTGAAAATTATGGAAGTAATAACACTACATTTGTAAACAAAGTTACTAACAATGAAACATTTATAGATAATTCAAACAATAGTTTAAGCACTAACGACTGGTAATTAATGGTAAAACTTAATATAAATAGAGTACTGACTTTACCTAAAATACTATTGCCAGGAGCGTGGTATTTAGTCAGTGGTACTGATTATGTAGAAATGTATATAGTTAGTAGTCAAGGTGTACTACGAAAACTAGGTAATACAGAAATGATTAATGAACTTATTGAAAACAAGCTTGGTTCTTTACTTATTAACCCTGAAAGTCGTATAACTAATGAAATACCTTTAGGTAACATAGATGGAATTAATGTTACTTTTACAACTAAATTTAATTTTACACCTGAATCAGTTACAGTTTATCTTAATGGAATACTCCAAAAGGTTGTAGTTGATTTTAATACTGTAGGAAATAATACAATATTTTTTACAGAGTCACCGGGAGTGACAGAATATTTGTCAATTAACTATATAAAACTGTAAAAGATGCCAACACAAATTGTAGAAAGACAGATAGCTGATGGAGCTATTACAAATGCTAAGATAAAGGCGGGAGCCGCTATTGAAAGCAATAAACTAGCTGATGGAGTAAACTTCATTAAAAAGGATGGTTCAGTAGCAATGACAGGAACTCTTAATATGGGTAATCAACCCATTAGCAATGTATTAACTCCTTCAGCAGCAACAGATGCAGCTAACAAAAGTTATGTAGATACAGTTGTAGGTAACGTGTCTGCACTGTTTACCTCAAAAGGAACTGTAAGACTTGCAACTATAGTTAATGGAGCATTAGCGACTGCTTTTGCTAATGGTCAAACTATAGATGGTGTTGTATTAATTACAGGAGATAGAATTTTAATAAAAGCTCAAACTGCTCCTGCTGAAAATGGTGTGTATACTGTTAATGCTACAGGTTCTCCAACAAGAGCTTTAGACATGGATGTTTGGGCAGAAGTTCCAGGAAGTTGGGTAACAGTACAACAAGGTGCAGTTAATGCTGATACTGTATGGTTATCTACAGCTGACCAAGGAGGTGCTTTAGGTACAACTCCAATTACTTTTACAAATCCTATAAATGGAGGAGGGTTAACTGCAGCTAATTTTGTAGATAAAGAGATACCTACTGGTTCAATTAATGGAGTAAATGCAACATTTATTTTAGCCAATACCCCTACTACAGGTTCAGAAAGTATATTTTTAAACGGAACACTACAAGAGAGTGGGGCGGGTAATGATTACACAATAACAGGC